AGAGGTACTGATCTTACACTTACTTTAACAGGATCAGGTACAGTACAGCCTGTAGCTTCTATAAACTATGTAGTAGACCCAACTAGCTCGCTAGTGAATAAAACGATTGTTAACATTGTAAATCTTCCAACCTCTGCTACTGGACTAAGTTCTGGCGATGTTTGGAATAGTGCTGGCACCCTTAAAATTGTATAGAGACTACCCATGGCATATAACACTACTGCAAAAGGCTTATCAGCTCTAGGACGTAACGGAGACAACACCCTCTTACATGTTAGCAAAGACGAACTAGCTGGACTCCAATCATTAATAGGCCACAAGCTGCCAACCAACCCAGACACAGGGCTACAAGAGGCGTTTGACTTAAAGAACATAATTGCCATGCTAGGTATAGGTGCTCTTGGTGCTGCTACAGGCGGTGCAGCGTTAGCCGCCGCTCCCGGAATTACAACCGCAGGTGCAACAGCACTAGGTGCAGGTCAAGGGGCTCTATTAGGCGGTGCGTACAGTGCCTCTCAAGGTAAAGGCTTTGGTGCAGGGGCATTAGGCGGTGCTCTTTCTGGTGGGCTTGGTGCTTATGGTGGTAGTAACTTGCCGGGTGCTTCTACTGCTCAGACAACCACATCTATGTCAGAACCAGCAGATGCTTTATTGACTACACCTAAAATAGCCGCTGCTCCTGAGTTACCATATGGGTATGATAAGTTTTTACCTGCTGCCCCTGATAAATTTACTGTTCCTTATGGAGCAGGTATAAAAACCCCAACAGAGTTTAGTTTAGGGGACACTTCTAAGTACCAATCCCTTGTTAATGATATCCCTGATGTAGCTCAAACTAACGAAGCTAGTTTTTTACCTGCTACGGCTCGTAGTGATTATGCTGTAACTGCTAAAGATATACCGCTCACAGATAAATTATCTAACGCGATACCTAATCAACTCTCCGCTATGGGTAATAAAGACAACATGTGGGAGTGGGGTAAAACGGCTGGTATGGGGGCTCTTTTAGGCTCTAGTGCTCAAGATATGGTAGAACAAAACCAAGCTATGGCTAATCAAATACGCCAAGAAAAACTTGCAGCGCAAGCTAATGAACAGCAACAACAGCAGTACTTTAAAGATTTAGGTTATCCATTAGCCTCGCTTTCTGATCTTAATAACTCTGACACTCAAACACAGTTTAACTACTATAAAGATATAATTAGTCCTAAATCTGGGTATGCTGCGGGGGGTCCTATAACTATGACCCTACCTATGGGGGGTGTGCCTGTAACTGCGACTTTCCCTGCTAGATATGCGTCTGAGTTAGAACAAATAGACATTCCGCACGAGATTAACCAAGCTCAAAATGTAGCTAAAGAAGGGGCAGGAATGGCGAATGGGGGGTATATCAACACTCAACCTGTAAACCCAAATGCTTTTTACCCGCAGTCTCAAATACACAGTGCACAACCATACCCTGCAGCTACACCACAACGCCATGAAATAATAGAAGGGTTTGAAGATGGCGGCATGTTAGACGGTCCGGGTGATGGCATGTCTGATGACATCCCTGCTAATATAGATGGTGAAGAAGAGATTAGATTGGCTGATGGTGAGTTTGTTGTACCGCCTGATTTAGTACGTATGTTGGGTTTTGGTGATCCTGAAAAAGGTGCTGATTTATTAGACAACCTGCTACCTATAGTAAGACAAGCGGCGCACGGTAAAAAAGAACAGATTAAACAAGATGCAGGTAAGTTGGCTGCTGAAAAGATGTTGGCTAGAGCAGTAAAAGGTAAAGCATGAACTCCGTTCAGACCCAAGGAATCGTAAACTCTATTGATGAGCTGGCAGTGTGTATACAGGCTAAAGTGGACAGTGGCGAACTGCAAGGTGTAGAAACGCCCTTAACTCACTATCATACAAAAGAGTTATACGGGCGTAGGATCATTGTCCCCGCAGGGTGCTTTTTTACAACCGCAGTACACAAAACAGATCATATATCTGTGGCCTTTAGAGGGCATATAACAATGCTTAACTCTGAAGGTGAATCTCAAGAAGTAACTGCCCCTGATATGTTTGTAACACCAGCTGGAACGCACCGTGTAGTTTATGTGCACGAAGAAGTGGAATTTGCTACTATACACGCGTGTACTGAACAAGATGATACTAAAGTTGCTGAAGTGTTGACGTTTAATACAATGGCAGAGTACCAACAGTACGACTATATACAAGCTATTACAGAGGCGGGGTTTACAGATATGCAAGCTAGAGCACTTTCAGAAAATCTAGACGACCAAGTACCGATGCCAGAGAATGAGAAACTAACTTATATAGCCCCCTCTGCTATTGAAGGTCAAGGTGTTTTTGCTTTTGAAGATATCCCTAGTGGTGCTCGTATAGCTCCCGGACGTATTGGACAATTTAGAACCTCTGTCGGAAGATATGCGAATCATAGCTCATTCCCTAATACACAGTACGTGCTGGCTGGAGATAATATAGACATGTACGCTATAAAAAAGATATATAAAAACGAAGAACTTACTGTGGACTACAGACAAGCTAACCGAGTAAGACTAGGGGCAGAACAATGAGTTTTGTAGTAGCAGCAGCAGCAACAGCAGCAACATCGTTGGCAACCGCAGGGGCAATTACCGGAGGAGTAGGAGCGGCTATAACTGCAGGTTCTATTGGTGGTGCAGCAGCAGGTATTGGAGCGGGAGCAGCAACAGCAGGAGCATTAGGAGCAGGGGTAGGGGCTATTTCTGCAGCGGCTCAAGGACAAGATGTTGGTAAAGGAGCTCTTATGGGGGCGGCTACTGGCGCGGTTACAGGAGGTTTGGCTACAGGAGTTGGTGGAGCTGTTGGAGGACAGTTAGCTAGTGCAGTAGGAGATACTGCAGCGGGGGCCATAGTAGGAGGGGGATCCGCAGCGGCTGGTGGGGCGGCTGGGGCCGCAGTGGGAGGACAAGACGTAGGTAAAGGGGCATTAATTGGAGGTGCTACCGGAGCTATTGCAGGGGGTGTTGCGGGTAATATGGGGCCCCCAGAAGTTGGCAATGCTTCTCCTAATATAGAAGGTGCCTCAGTCCCTAAATCAGACCTTAATGCGTTAGTTCCTCAACCTACATCTAGTGCATCTTTGCCTAATTCTCCTGCCCCAAATACTTCAGTTAGCTCCTTAGGGGACATAGCACCTCCCCCCTCTACTACTTTGGCTTCTAATCCAAGTTACACTAGCGACCAAGTAATTTCAGGCCTTAAAGGTATAGGAACTGCAGGAGCAACTAATTATGCAGGTAACAGCATGGTAGCTGGAGACGCGGCTAACGCTCTAGCATCACAACAAGATGCGGCAAGAGCAGGAGTGTTTGCAAATCAAAATCAGGCGGGTATGGCAAATTTAAAAGGTTTAGGTTTTGGGGCTCCTTCAGGGCCACTATCTTCATTAAGTGGTATTGGTAAAGCTACTGGAGGTCTTACAGCTCTTGCACATGGAGGTCAAATCCCCCTTAAAGATGGAGCGTATATTATCCCTGCTGATGTAGTAAGTGCACTAGGTAATGGCTCCTCTAAAGCAGGTGCAGAGTTCTTAAGACACCTTATGATGGAAGTGCGTAAAGAAGCAGTTAACATACAAGGCTTAGGAGCGGCTAAAAAACATGGTGCTTAAAGTACAGCAAGTACCCTTAGAATACGTAAACCAAACATGGGATTACGTTGAGCCTTTTATAGAAGCAGCCCTTGAGTTTTCTGCTGGAGACTATAATGCAGAAGAGATACGGGTGATGTTAGCTCTAGGGTCTTGGCATCTTATTGTTGCTACTGATGAAGAAAATACTATACATGGAGCTTTAGTTGTGTCTTATTTCAATAGACCAGCTGACAGAGTTGGATTTGTAGTGGCTATTGGTGGTAAACTAGTATCTAACAGAGCTACATGGGCTCAATTTGAAGACATTCTCCGGTTAAACGGTGCTACTTATTTAGAAGGTGCAGGTCGTGAATCTATAGTTAAGCTATGGTCTCGATACGGCATGAAACCCAAATACACCATTATTGGTAAAAAACTTTAGAGATTAGAGCTATGACATTCAAACCAAGTAGTATTCGTAAACTATTTTTCACTTATTTCTGCCCTAGATTCTATGGCGGTGCGCCAGCTACTCCTTCAAATACTACATCTACTCAGACTATCAATCAGTCTCCGTGGCAGAACCCAGTATACCAAGCTCTTATGTTAGGTACTAAAGACAAGCCGGGTCCTGTTACCAGTATGCTGCGATCAGGTGCAGAACAGACTGCCGCTTGGGACGCAATGAACGCTGAAGGGTTTTCTCCTGTTCCTAAACAAGCACAATATACTGCTCCTTATACACCTTCTTATACGCCACCTGCTACTACTGCACCTGCCTCTGACGCTGTGCCTGTGGCAGCTAAAGGAGGTATTATGTCTTTGAAAGGGTATAAAGCTGGAGGAGCACCTAAAACTCCTAAAGAAAAAGCAGACCTAATACAGGCAAAACTAAAAGCTGGGACAAAGTTAACAGCCGCAGAAACTACGTTCATGCAAAACTACACTGACTCTTCAGCTAATAAGTATGAGGGAAACATAGATTTTAAAACAGGTTTAGAAACTCCAAGAGCTAAAGGACCTACAGAGTCGTCTGCAGACTACACTAAATATTTATCAGAAGCAGCGGCTGGGGGAGCTACTATTTCCCCTGAATTAAAAAAACAATACCCTGAAGTAGTAGCCCAAACAGCGGCGCAACAAACAGCAGCAGCCAACTTAAAAAACACTATTGGTACGGCAATTACAACTCCAACTGCGGATGTAAAACCAAAGTATGATGATAAAGGTAATATAGTTGGGTACGAGTCTACAAACGAAGATTTTCAAAAACTTCAACAAGCAGCTAGAGATTTAAAAACACCGGAGCAGTTTAAAACCGCAACAGATATGTACGGAAGATCTTCAGCGGGGTTAGAAGCTGCAGCGGGGTACAAGCCTACTGATATCTCTGCCAATAAAGCAGACGTAGCTAACGCCGAAGCTTCAGGTTATAACGCCGCTAGTATGAACGCTCCTAAAGACATAGCTGCTCAAAAGGCTAATGTTGCTACTATGCAAGGTGCGGGTGATGTCGCTTCGGATAAACTGCAACAATACCAAATGCAAGGACCGGGAGCAGTTACTGCGCCTACAGCCTCAGCTTCTCAAATGGCTGGCCCTAAGTCTTGGATAGATAAAGGCACCTCAGAAGCTTATATGTCACCCTACATGCAGAACGTAGTGGATATACAAAAGAGAGAAGCTAATAGAGACTATCAACAACAACTTAACCAGCTAAATGCCCAGTCAGTACAAGCAGGTGCTTTTGGTGGGTCTCGTCAGGCTATACAGCAAGCAGAAGCGGCTCGTAATCAAGCTACTAGATTAGGCGATATTGAGGCTAAAGGTTTACAAGATGCGTATGCATCAGGTATGGGGCAGTTTACTAGTGAGCAAGGGCAACAACTACAAGCGGGTCAAGCTAACTTAAGTGCTTCTCAACAGACTACTCTGGCTAATCAAGCGGCTGAAATACAAGCTATGATGGCTAACCAAGGTATGGACTACAACACTGCACTGCAAAACTTACAAGCTAAATTGGGTATTCAGAATACTCAAGCGGGTAATGACTTGCAAGCGGCGTTAGCTAACCAACAGATACAGCAGCAAACTCAAGCTACTAATATGACGGCTCAGAACCAAGCAGAGCAAGCTTACGTTCAACAAGCTCTTGAGGCAGCTAGAACTAACTACGGTGGGCAGCTAACTGCTGAGCAACAAAACCAAGTAGCCCAAAATGCGTCAGCTCAATATAATGCCACTAACCAGCAAAACGTAAACTTGTCTAATCAAGGAGCTCAAAACGCAGCTAACAATGCCTATGTACAAAACCAATTAACCGCTCAACAAGCAAACCAACAAGCAGGATTAACTGCTAACCAACAAGGTATTGCTGCTCTTCAAGGCGTAGGACAAAATGCCTCCGGATTAACAAGCACAGGCTCAGCGGCAAACCAAGCGGGTATAGCAAACTTAGGAGCTCAAGGGCAAGTAGTTCAAGCAGAACAAGCACTGTCTCAAGCAGGCGTCAATGCTAACCAACAAACCGCTCAGAATGCTCTTGATTTTACTAACAACGCTAATGCAGGGGTTGTTGCAGGTGTTAATGCTCAACCTGTGGGTGGAGGGACAACAGCATCTACAAATACATCTAACCCAGCTACTTGGGCTCGTGGTGGACTCATTAAAAACGGTAAAGTAAGCAAAAGAGGTGTGAAATAATGAGTGCTCCAGTAACTAATCAATCTTATATCCAGCAAAATAATCAGCTTTTTGATTGGGCAAAAACAGCTACCCCACAGCAGATAGAGGCGGCTAAACAAGGACTACCAAAAGACTCTCCTCTGTTATTAGCTATAGGTATGGGTGTTCAGTACCAACAACAAGCTAGAGCCCCACACCCACAGGCTCCACAAAAAACTGTAATGGAACAGAAGCTAGGTGAGTTTGCACAAACTTCAGCACAAGGACTACCTTCAGTAGGTGGGAACCAAATGGCTATGCAACAAGTAGACCCAATGCGGGGTGCAGGAATAGGCGTAGCTCCTGAAAATACTCCCGCTCCACAACAAGCGGCTACAGGTGGATTAGTTGCCCTAGCTCAAGGTGGTGAGGTTAGGCGTTTTGAAGAAGGTGGAGATACTACTTTAGACCCTCTTGCTGTATTAAACGACCCTAATGCCCAACCTGAAGATAGTTTCTACAATAACATTGCTGAGTATGGTAAAAAAGGTTTAATAGGTGGGCTTAAAAACGTAGGTAGGCAGTATAAACAAGGATTTAATAATCTCTATGAGGATGTTAAAGACCTAGGCACCGATGTGCTATATGGATCAGAAGGACCACCAAAAGAATCGTTACCAACCCCCGCACCTGAGACAAAAACTAAAGCCAAAGATAAAATTACTGACCACCAAGGCATGGCGGGTTTAAAAAAACACCTATCTAAAGGAGAGGTGGACCCTAATTCGTATGGTGCGGACGCCGCAGTTGCTCCTATGTTAAACAAATTTACAACTCCTAAATACAGTGAACCCCCAGTAGGTAAAGATGACGTAGTCCAAGAGGTAAACCCTGCTAGTTCAGCAGCGCGTAACGAGGCCTCCCCAACTGCCTATGAAGAGAAAGAGGCTATTAAAGCTTTTAGAGGTCCTGAAGCTGACATGTCTGAAGAAGTAGCTATGGCTAAAGAGTTAGCTAGAGGGGCTAATAAAGATAAATGGGGCACTGCATTAACCCAAGGTATAGGTGGTATGTTAGCGGCTCAGACTCCATATGTTGGGCAAGCGTTGGGCGCAGGGTTGTTATCAGGTGTATCGGGGTATCAACAAGGTGCTAAAGACGAACAATCAGCAAATAAAGATTTAATGGCGTTACAAATGGCGCAGAAAAAAGCTCTTATGACTGGTGATAGAGAAGCCGCTGATTTGTACTTAGCTCAAAAGAACGCTGAAAAAACAGCGGCAGCGGCGTCAGCTGCTAAATGGGCTGAACTTAAGTATGGGAAAGATATAGACCTTCTAAAAGAGCAAATGCATAATAAGTCCTCAATGGAAATAGCTCAAATGAACGCTGATAAGGACTATGTATTAACTAAACTGAAAGCTTCGTATGAAAATGATCCTAAGATGCAGACTATAGCTACCAATATTTTAGAACAAATACAAACCAACCCTACAACAATGAATCTACCTCCAGATGCTAAGATAGAGTTAGCTCACAAATACATACGAAACCTAGCTAGTGACCCTTTAGGGAATTTAAATCCTGCAAGAGGAGGCCAGGCTTCAGGACAACAAGTAGGAAATAGAGGAATTACTTTAGTACCATAATAGGATATAATTACTTAACAACAATTTACTAGATGGATGTAGCATGGCTAACGAAACCGCAATAGATAATTTTACTAACGCCTCTAACTCTGCTACATCTACTGGCACTCGTGGGTTAGACGCCTTTTTAAATATGGGGGAGTTTGCCCCTGCGCCTATATCCCGTGAGCTACCAACGCTACCTCAAGAAGAAACCACTGCGCCTACTAGGGCTCCTCTTTCTAGTTATGATGAAGCATTTCAAAGGGCTGAAAATCAGTATGGTTTGCCTAATGGGCTCTTATCTACTATGGCGTATCAAGAAAGTAGGTTCAACCCCAATGCTGTAAATCAAGAGAGTGGTGCTACTGGTATTTTACAATTTATACCTAGAACTGCTAAAGAGTATGGTATTAACCCTAGAGACCCTAATGCTTCTATTAATGCCGCTGGTAAAAAAATGGCGGGGTTGGTTAAATACTATAATGGTGATATAACTAAAGCTGTCGCTGCTTATAACTATGGGGAAGGAAACCTCAATAAAGCTATACGAAAAGCAGGGGACAACTGGATGTCTGCCATACCCGAAGAAACTCAGGGTTACCTATCTAATATATTAGGTGGACGCCTTTCACAAGCACAAGCTCCTCAAACTGCTCAAGCAGACACATACGATATTCCTTTATTAAGTGGTGGGGTTTTAAAAGTTCCTTCTAGTATATCTAGAGAAGACGCCCTTGCTGAAGCTAGGGCAAATGGAATAGATGCTATAGGTTTAAGAGACTTACCATTAGCCAGTGGTTCTAAACTACGTATCCCTGATAATATAACAGATGAAGATGCCCTTGCAGAAGCTAAAGAATTACATCCAGACCTAGACTTTACCACACAAGCCGAAGCGGAACTAGCAAAGAAACACGAGCTTATACCAGCATTAAAATCAGGAGTTTTACAAAGCACTGGGCAAATATTACAAGGTGCTGGAGAGTGGTCTGAAGATATTAACCTTCTTAAACCCGCTAGTGACTGGGCTAAACAAAAAGGAGCTGAGTACGCTACAAAAGCAGAAGGCATGTATGTGCCTACATCCGATGCAGAAGCCGCTAAACAAGGAATGTACGGATCGGTACATCAAAATGTCTTAGAACCTCTTGCTCAAGGGGCGGGGTCTTTAGCACCATTAGCCGCCGCTTACGCGGTTCCTGGAGTGGGCCCTGCATTAGGTACTGCAGCTATAGGTCTACAAGAAACAGGGGTTATGGCTAATGAAGCAGAGCAAGAAGGCCGTGCCTTTAACAAAGCGGAAGCCCTGCCGTATATAGCGGGTTCTACTGTCCTTGGTATGGTCGGCATAAAACACCTAGGGCCCCTGCGTAAGGCCTTTAGTGAAGAGTTTTCTGTTGGAACCCAACAGGCCATTAAGTCCGCTCTGGAAAAAGGCGGGATAGAAGAAGCTTCTAAAGTTGTTGGCTCTAAGTTAGGAAACATAGCTAAAAATGTTGGAGTCACATCAGGTGCTTTTGCTTCTGGTGATATAGGGACTCGTGTATTAGAACGCATCTACGCTGGTAAATCCATTGATAGTGATGAGGCCTTTACAGAGTACGGAGACATTTTAAAATCGGATCTGCCTTTAGGTGTAGTTGCTGGCGGGGTACATGGGCATATAGCTCACGCAGGTAAACAAGGTGCCTTAGAACAAGCCCAAGCAGAAGCAGAAGCACCGCCTCCAATAGCACCAGAAGTTAGTCAACCAGAAGTTAATGAACAAGGCTATACCCAAGATATACAAACTAAATTAAACGAAGCCAAACTAGCAGAAGAAGCTAGAGCCGCACAAGCTGCAAAAGACGCCCAAACTACTGCTACAACAGATCAAGGTGCCGCTACAACAGATCAAGGTGCCGCTACAACAGATCAAGGTGCCGCTACAACAGATCAAGGTGCCACTACTGCTACAACCGCTCAAGAAACTCAAGGTGTACAAGAAGAGCAAGGTGCCGCTACAGAAGAGGTTATAGCAGAGCCAACTTTAAGAAAGCCAGAAGAAGTTAAACTTACCGACATACCCTACCATACGAGTCAGTGGACCCCCGATGACATAAACAATCCACAAGGTCCAGGGTCTGCTAAACGATCTGAGGGTGTAGCTAAGATAGTAGATATTGCAGGTAGGAAAACCGTAACTGCTGATGTTAATGGGGTAAAAGTCCCTTTCTATTTAAGCACTGGTGCTGGAGGTAAAAAAGACGTTCCTAGTGGTAAATGGTACCCTATGTTTGGTATAGGAGAGGACGGTTGGTTTAATAAAAAGTCAGGTAAAAATGTAACGTCCTACTATGGAAGCCCTGAACTTAAAAAGGTGGCAGAACTCTTAGACGCTACATATGGTGATATTAGACTTGACAAAACTGTACCCCAAACTTCTGCTACAGGAAGCCATATAGCGGCTATAAACGAAGGACTTGCCCCTACATCTAATGGTCATGCTAATACCCGTATAGAATTAGATGCCAATATAAAAAATACCCTAGCTAGAATTGCAGGTAAAGCTCCTGAAGTTACTGAAGCCCCTCACTGGGCAGATGCTCTTGGTTTAACACCCTCTAGTGCTAAGTATAAACAGCTTAAGCAGTTAGATATAAATGATACGGATCATCACTCGGCTATAAAAAATATATTAGACTCCGCAACTAGGTTAAATATGAAGATCGATCCTACTGCTGTAGAGAGTCTTTATAAACAGTTAGACACCATGCCTACAGAGGAGGCAAATAAACAAAGGGTAGATTTTGCTGAGACTTTGGGTTATGGATATGCGCAAAAAACAAACAGATCTGGGCGGGTGACCACTGACTTATTCGGACAAGCTACAAAAAATGAACCCCTAAGTACAGCGGTGAGTAGTGGTAATATGGGACAAACTATTGAGGTCCTTAGTCAAAGTAAAAACCCCATCATTAGGCACATAGCAGAAGTATCAAAAAACCTTACTGATCTTACTATTAAATCTGGTGGAATGGGTAAAAATACTAGAGCTGCGGGCTTTTATGAGCCATCTACGCACTCAATAACCATGCACAAAAATCATGCGGGTAACGAAGCCACAGTAGGGCACGAATTACTTCATGCTAACGTACAACATGCTATAGAGAACCCCACACAGAAACAAAAACCCTCTGTTGAAGGACTTAAAAAATTACATGAAACAGTTAAAATTCACCCTACTTTAGCTAAGGAATATGGCCTTAAAAACGTTCATGAGTTTGTGTCTGAAGGGTTAACTAACCCAGAGTTTCAATATAAGCTTAAAAAGATCAAGTACGAAAACACTACTATGTGGGGTAAGTTCACGCAATCTATAGCTAACATGCTTGGGGTTAAACGCGATAATGCCTTTATAGAATTGCTCACTCATACAGAAAACCTATTACCTAGTGAACCTGTACAACGTAAGAATATATCCCCGTCCAGTGGAGGAACATTGTTTTCTTTTGCTGGAAAAATGGCAGCCACAGCCGACAAAACTAAACAGGAAGAAGCATTCAAAAGAACATTAATTGGGCAAAATGCTGAAAAAGTTAGGCAGGATACGGGGTGGCATAAAGGTGCAGATGGTAAATGGCGTTTTGAAATAAGTGATAAAGAAGCTAAGTTTACTAAAAACGCCTTTAAAGAGTCTATGTTAAATAGGCTACGTGATGGCATTGTGGATAAGAAACCAAAAACCGTAAGAGATGTATTAGACCATCCTAAGTTATTTGAAGCATATCCGTCAGCTAAAGACATAATTGCAAATATAACTGTGGATAAATCAAAACCTGAAGGGGGGTCTTTTAATCCTGTGGATAATACTATATCCGTAAATAGATGGTCTAAAGAACAGGTGCTATCAACACTATTACATGAAATTCAACATCATATACAAAATGTAGAAGACTTTGCCGCGGGTAGTAATTCTTTTGCTAGTTTAACTAAAAAAGAAAATGACGAACTTATAGCGGTTACAGAGAAAAAACATAAATTAGAAAAAGAATTAATAAAAGCATTTCCAGATCCATTAGATGGTCCTTTAGCTCGTGCAACACAAAAATATAAAGAGATCCAAAGGCTTGGTACGCATATAAGTCAGCTTATGGAATTAGGTTACAATAGATATGTTAACTCTCACGGTGAGGCTGAAGCTAGGAATACTCAAACTCGTCAATATCTTAGCGAGGAGGAGCGCAAACATACACCACCTACATCTACATTAGATGTATTTCAGTCGTCCTATGACATTAGAAAAAAAGGAGAATATATAAATGCCAACGAAGTCCCTAAAACAACAACATCTAATGTTAGCCGCGGCGCACAACCCGAAGTTCTCCAAAAAGGTAAAGGTGCCCCAATCAGTGGCGAAGGAGTTCGTGAAGGCAGACCAGAAACTGGGCAAGTTGAAAAAGAAAAAGTCCTTTACTCAGAAGTAGCCCCTGATGAACCCGAATTAAGTAGATTGCGTTCGGCTGACATCTTAGTTGATCGTAGTCCTAAAGGAGAGGAGTTAAAGAAACAGCGTGATAAGGACATAGAAAAAGCTCAAATGGCAGTGAATGATCAGAGCACTCTGGGGCGTACACTAAATAAAATACGGTCTAGATTTATAGCGCATGACAGTGCCTTAGATTATGCAACTCGTGAAGACAAAACATTCCAAGCTAATGGCGAGTTCCACGAACGTATACTGCGTAACCAAGCTAAAGAACGTAGGAACTTTATTAGTAGTGCTATAGAGCATGGGATTGTAACTCGTTCTAGTACTGGGCTATTGACTATTAACCGATCAGAGGCACTTAACTTAGTTAATATTCTAGATCGTGCTCATGACTTACCTAAAGGATTTAAAGCAGAAGACGTTGAGCGTATTCTTACAGTGCTTGCTAATGAAGGGCACCAAATACGATATCAGGACATAGAACGCCGTGCCGTACAACGCAGGGCAGATGCAGCTAAGCTTGTTACCTTTGCTAAAACATTTCCTAAAGGCTCGTTAGAAAGAAAGTCATCTTTAGCCACTGCTCAAGAAATACGTAAGCTGGCAAATAGTGATCAACGCCGTGTAGATGCTATTAAAGAAAAAGGTGGTATAGGTCAGCACATTACTTCCGAAATGGTTGCTGATGCACATAGTGTAATGAACTCTGTACCTGAGATTAAAGCCATTGTAGATGATGTGCATAAAGTCATGCAGTCCTTGGTAGACCTCTTAGAAAGCACAGGTAATATAGACGCCTCAGTAGCTCGTGAATGGCGTAACCCTAAGTACCAGTACGCTCCTCTGTACATGTCTACTGATGAACTAGAGTCTATTGGTGAGTCTAATATCCACATATCGTCTGCTGTTAAAGGCATAGGTAAGGTTAAAGCTAAAGGGGTTAGTGAGCATAGAATTAATATGTTTGAGAACTTACAAAAGCACTATGCCTTTGCTGTTGATGCTGCGATGGAAAACAACTATAAGTCTGCTTCATTAAACTGGTTAGCAGCCCATGGCTCTGCTAGAGAACTAGCCTCTAATAAGGGTAGTCAGTTCCAACAAGTGGTTAGTATCCTGCGTAATGGTAAGTCTGTTATGTTTGCTATTGATGATCCAGTATTGTTCGATGCCTTTAAAGACATTGCTAGATTAGACTTACCCTCCTTTATAACAGCTCCTTCTATGGTAGTTCGTAAAGGCGCTTTAGTTAACCCTATGTTTTGGTATCGTCAATTAGTGCGAGATCCAATTATGGCTAATTTTACTGCTCAAACTGGGTTGGTTACGCCTATAGGCGCCGCTAGATCTTTCTTAAGTATCCTTACTAACCATAATGCAGAGTATAAAGAACTAGTAAACAAAGGTGTATTACAATCTCAAAGTAATTTAGCTGATCAGAAGATTGAGTTTATTAAGGGTAAAAAGCAAAGGGGTGCTGTAAAAAAAGGATGGTCTTGGTTACAACACATACATGAAGCAGCTGATGCCGCTACTAGGGTGGAAGTTTATACGGCAGCTCTTGAGGAAGCTAAGAAACAGAAAGGGTTAACTAAAGAACAACAAAATGACTTCGCTGTATCTAGGGCTAGGGACTTTATGAGTTTTGCTAACCAAGGTAGTGATGCTTCTGTTCGTATGATAAACCAATCGGTGCCTTTCTTTAATTCATTTTTAAATGGCATGGACGTAATATTACGAAATGCTACCGGAATGAACATGTCCAAAGCTGATGCGGCTAGGGCACGTAAACTATTTAGAACTAGAGCGAGGTATATGACTTTAGCTTCTATGGCTTACGCCTACACTTTAAGTAGTAATTCAGAAGAATATAGAGAAGCCAAAGCTAGTGATTGGATGAGCAACTGGTTAATTCCAGGCTTAGGTGATGGTCGTATGGGTAAGGTAGCCTCTCCATTTGAAATAGGTGTTGCATTCAAATTAATACCCGAAGCTATGGTACGACAAATGATGGGCCTAGATACAGGCGAACGGGCTAAAGAATTATTGTTTAATAGTGTTCTTAATGGGTTAACTCCTCCATTGCCTATCCCTGCATTTATAAAACCTATTCTGGAAGCAGCTACAGGTAAGGCTATGTTTGATAAAAACCCTGCGGAATGGTTTGACATAGAGAGTAGAGGGTCTAAGGACTTGGTTCGTACAGAACGAGGTAGGGGTAAATCTTATCTTTCTGATGCTTTTAGTGACATTACTGGAATGTCTCCGGCTGTAAGTAAACAGCTTTTATCAGGATATGGTACTGAAGTGTTCGCTGTAGCCGACATGCTTGCTAATGGACTATCTAAAGGTTTTGGAGAACAAGTTGATAAAGATTGGACTGAAACAGTCCCTTATGCTAAGGCTTTTGTTACTAATCCTAATTCTTTAGCTGATCAAAATGAAGTGTACGACCAAGCAGAAAAGTTTAAACAGTTTGCTAACACTATGACACATATGCTTAAAGTAGGAGATCCAAGAGCGGCGCTATACTCTACTTCAGAAAATATGCCATTTTTATATGGGGCTAAAGCTGAGACTAAAATAATAGCGGCTATGACTAAACTTACTCAAGCCATGGCATATACTATAAACGATCCTTCATTAACGACAGCACAAAAGAAAAAACAGTACGATGAGTTGCTAGATATGAAACGAAACATATTGTCTATTGGCGCTGATATATCTAAAGAAGCCAATAAAAAAGCCCCGTAGGAACGGGGCAAGGATATAACTAACACATAAACGACATCACAGAGAAATTTAATGAGCGCACTACATATTAGCATGTAGTGCAAGTCTGTCAAACATTTAATTCTGGTAAGCTCAATTTTGTGGTATCCAACCACAATACAGGAACGGGTACACCAGCCGCAGCTGTGTTCTCTGCCAAGCGTTTTCTAGTCTTAGTGCTCAATACAATACCCTTTCTTTCTATCTCATTATAGAAGCTCTTTACAGGCACTCTTCGCTCTGCACACCATCGCTCTAGGGCGCTCTTCGCTATATACATATGGTTAGTGTCAGGCTCTATACGTACCACTAGCTCTCCCATTGCCTCTCTGACAGGGCGCTCATTTAATAACACGCTACCCACCTCTATAGAGGTGCTATTAACTACAAGAACATTTCTATTATGCTCGTTTAAAAACCTACCCAGTATCGATACCGAGTCCTCAGAGCTACACTCTTTTACTGTAGCTTGTACAGAACCTAACGTAGTAACAGCCCATTGTTTAATGCTATCTACATCTATGTCATGCAAACCTAATCTTTTAGCGATAATAGCACCTGTGAAAGCCGCCGCACAACATGCAGAATAGAATCTTTGTTTACCAGTAAATCCAGCGCACTTATCAAATTCTTTTTGGGTCTCTTTTAACAACTCTAAAACTTCAGGTAGGTTATCTACAACATAAGTCATAAAAACTTCTCCAGCCATACCATAGTTTTCAGGCAGTAATTGGTCATACCAATAGTCAGATTCTTCTTTTGCTAAAGAGTCGTCACTTTCAATTTCGAGCTCTATAATCCGATACAGCTCACCTTCTACTGATGCTCTATGCTGTTTTAAAGTGTCGTATAAACTGTTATTGCCTGATGTTACGGCTATGGTGTTCCACTGAGTTACGTTTTTACGCAGTGTATTTGTATGTGAGGACATACGGTTCTTGCCTGAGTTTTGAGATATAGAGAAGACAAAATCACTCAATGCCTCACCATCCATATTAGTGATCTCATCTATTAACAAAGGCAAATGACGTAGCACCCCAAATCTATGGTACTTGGCGTTCATGGTATCTTTGTTATTCATCATAGTCTTAACGGGGTCACCCCATATACTACCTGCCATTTTCTGAGCAGTAGTTTTACCCACACCTGATGCTGCATTGGTGAGATGCACCGTTACGCTACCTAGATTTAAGAAGTTATATAAAGGAGCACCAAACCCTACAAACAATACAAAAGCTCGTGCTTCATTGCCCTTCTTAGCGTATAAATTAGCGATAGTTCTCCATGTATCTAAAGACCCCTCACGTTGATATAAAGGAGTTACTTCGTCAGTTGATGCTGATGTAGGACTAAATAAAATACCCTTATCTAGTGCCACTTCACGGCTACCCATAACGAAACTTGTATTATTATCGTGCCAACCAAAGCTGGCTCTTGCTTGTTCTGGTTTGTCTTTCAATTCCGCCACCCAATCTTCAAAATATTTTTGTAATAACCCTAGTGTTCTAGGTGTAATAGCTTTATACACTCCATGGAATGTAAGCAGTTCCTGGCACTTATCTCTCTTACCTATAGCCGTCAGGGGGGCTATAAACTCTGTAACCTTTTTAGGCTCATTAGGGCCCTGTGGCTCTATATGTACTATCTGTATGGAGGAACCTCCATGATGTGGGTCGTCTAAACGCTTCTTAACCCATAGGTCATTTTCATAAATAACATCTTCTATTTGCTCCGGTGTTTCATCACCGTCCTGCACTTCCATACTAAGTCTAACAATGCCTCCAGAAGCTCGTCTAGCCCACCCAAAAGGATATTTATGTGGTGCTTCCATGGTTACATTTTGTTGTAGACTCTCATGCGCTAAGTCTTCAATGCTGTTGTCAGTAGGCGATGCTAATTCTACGTATTTACCTAATTGTATAGGGCTTGTTATCTTTCCTTTATGTATGCACCCTCTACATATATCAGGGTTATCCTTTTGAAACTCTAAGCAGGTACGAGGACCTTTAAATCGTGAAGACTTTTCCTCTGTCTCACTAACGGTATAATTTGGGTGTCCTTCAGATATAGTATGGATTGCCTCAGCTCCATCTGTACATGCTTTAGCTATAGATAATATAGCCCACCAAAGAGGTTCTTCTAATGTAGTGCGATGCTCATCCGCATACAACACTTGTGCGCACCCTGCACAACGCTCAAACACTTTATTCTTAAAAACAATAGATTCATTACCTTCATTATCCGTAGAGACTACCTTTACTTTTTCTTGGTTGGAAATGAACTTACGGCTTTTACGAAGAATGATCTCAAACTTACTAGGGGGATACTCCCCACCCATAAGACTCTTTGTTAAATCATCTGTCTGACCTAAGTTTAGAGTGTTATGTGTAATAGCTGGAGGTACAATCTGTGAAAACTCGGCAAAGGATATAGGCTCCACTGCTGTTTTTATATATACTCTTTTGCTCTTACTAGGATCTTTTGTATTAACGGTATCAGGCACTCGTAAAATACGTGCTCCGTCCCCTGTCACACTACTATCAACTTGAAACCCAAACTCATGGGTAAGTTCTTTTAGTCTAATACCTACAGGCTTCCATATGTTATAAGGTACATCTTCCCCCAGCATCCAATACGCATGAATGCCATTACCTGAATCTACTAGCATCGGCACAGGTAACCCAGTGTGCTCACAAAACGCATACAGGGCAGTTACACCTTCTTGTTTACTTTTGTAAAACTTAGTTGGTCCGCAATCAATATCCACAAAATATGAACGATGATATGCAATATTAGATACTGTGGCTTGCTTGGTGTTATCTACAAATGTAGGCGTAGCAAAATAGGCTTCTCTACCATCTGCTACTAGCTGCTCTATATATTCGTCTGCCTCATCAAAATCAATGAAAAATTTAGAGACAGGTTTACCGCGGGTCTGGTCGTAGTACAGACCTCTTATATTAATGTAGCCCGATGGGCTAAACATCATGTCAAAAAATTCTCTCCGTGTCATAGCTCTATGCCCGTATAAATTAGTGCTAAAAAAGGGGGTGATAACACCCCCTATCTGGGATAAAACTTAGTCCTCGTCATCTCCCCATTGACTTAGAACATCAGCAAGATCCTTAGCAGGAGCAGGAGCGGCTTTCTTTTCCCTTACCACAGGCTCCACTTCTGGAGTAGCTTGCACTTTAGTTTCACGGAATACAGGCGCCGCAGGTGCAGGGATATAACCAGCAGTTGGGGTTTTGTTACTATCAGCTACTACAGGATTATAGATCACCGCATCTAATGCTTGTTGGTCTCTACCTAAGACACCCGCTGCTTCAATCTCTTCTACAGTTAACGCCCTAGCCGCTCTAAATGTTAACTTAGGTGCAGTAGAACTCGCATCAAAACGAATCTCTGTAAGTACACTTGATATAGTTAACCCATGACCCCCAATGAATTTAGCATATGCACCTAAAGGCATTTTACCGTTTTCAGCTTTACCAAAAATAGATTGCGCAGGGATAACCATACGGTAAATATCACTGTTCTCATGAGGTGACCCAACAACAACCGCCAATCTACGATTGAATCTACAAGCTCTTGAAGTGCCTTGACCCGAACCATTTATATTCATTGGGCATACAGCACATGCACTCGCTTGTGGGCTTTCAGAAGAAGGGTCTGGTTTAGTACCATCGTTAGACCAACATACAGGGGCTGACTTTTCACCTTCTTTATAAGTACCTTCGTAATAAGTACGGCTAATATGTGGTGCTGCATTAACAATAACCACATCAAGCGCACGGTCTTCACTAACCATAACTTCTTGACCATCCACAACCATACGGAAGCTTCCACCTCTGATAGAGATAGTCTTGTTACTACCACTGCTACCCATAAGGCTTTTGGTTAAACTATCTAAAGCGCCAGTACGTAAGTGTGCTGGGATTGTCGCTCCTGCTTCTCTAAATAATGCTATATCGTTTGCCATGTTATACGCTCCTAATAGTGTTTGATTTTACGATCAAGTCAGCAAGTTCTGCCTTGTTATATATGTTTGTGCCCGACAGGCCTTTACGGTAAGCCTTTATTAACCCTTTATTTCTAAAGGACGCCAGAGTCTGGCGACTTATCTTTAGCAGAGCCAATACTTCCGCAGTGGACAACCACTGGTCATCTGTGAGCTGGTCATCATAGCCCTCATCTAAATTCTCGTCAAATTTCATTTCAATTACTCCTTATTTTGCTTTGCGAACAGACACTGTATATGTACTGCTACTGTTAAGCCCGATGGGCAGTTGATCTGGATTTTCTTCCAGGAATCTTTTCATATTACCTTGGCTAATACGTTGCTCCATAAGATGCATGGCGTCATGCTCTTTTATAAAGGCATACATACTTCCCCAATCATTAGTAGTGAACCTTGTAGAAATACTACGAGATACTGTGCCATAAGTAGTTTTAATATTAGTAGCACCGACCTCTTTCATAATTTCTAGCATTTGGTTAGAAACCATCGCTTGCTGCTCTTTCAGCACATTATCCTGCTCTTCATAGGCGCGTAAAATTGCACTGCGTTTATCTCTAATTTTTATGTAGACTGATACTAATTTATCAGCAGTTACTTGTGTTTCCATTTTTATCTCCTTTGGTTCTCTTACGAAATTCGTAAGGCTGTGTATAGGTTACCATACTTTGTTATATAAGTCCAAATATATTTTTATACATATTTAGTAAAGTGTTTTGAGCTTCTGTTTTACTTGTCAAGCTTGCATATAAAGACCGTTCTACAGAGCTACCTACTAAGTGTACGACAGTACATGGGTTCTTTTGCCCTTGTCTATGTACCCTAGCATTAGCTTGTAAATAAGTCTCCGTACTAGTTATAGGCCCCCACCATATAATAGTGTTAGCCGCATGTAGTGTTACTCCATGAGCCGCGGCTTTGGGCTGTATGATAAGCACTTGTGGGTCTTTCTCTAATTGGAACTGGTTAAATATTTTAGTACGATTGTTTGCACTTACACCTCCATGAATAACATCGGACGTTATACCCAATGAATCTAAGTGCCGTTTAATTGTGACTATGCCATGTTTAAAATTTGCAAAGATGAGAACCTTATGACTGCTTTGCTCAATTATCTCCGTCATTTCTTTTAATCGCACCGAACAATCAAACTCTACCACTTCTCCTGTATCGGAATAGGCTGCACCGGATGATATCTGAAGAAGTTTATTCATTTTAACTGCCGCATTAACTGCACTTACCTCTTCTCCTGCGGCTTCAAACAACAACTCTTTCTTTAATAGATCATAATACTTTCTCTGTTGTGGGGTTATCGGGGTGTCTCTTTCTGTATAGGTTAACTCTGGTAAGTCTAAACATTCTTCTTTGGTATACCGAATTGCTGGTTGGAGTACCTTGTACACTATATCTTGTGCTTCAGGACGAGGGATATATTTAAACTGAGTTATCTTTAACATTACCTTGTCTTTAAACGCCCCGATATATCTAGGCACCGAATCTGGTCTTAATATCTTAGCTAACCCATAGGCGTCCATAGGAGACTGAGCTGCAGGTGTTCCTGTCAATAACCACAGCCATGTGTGTTGGTTGATCAAGCTATTCAAAGTCTTCCATCTTTTAGTAGTTGGGGTCTTTAGCGCCGATGCTTCGTCACATACAATCAGGTCAAACCCCCCTTTAGCTATTTCATTAGCTACTATCTCTATCCCATCATAATTAATAATTACAAACTCAGCGTCAGACTTAATGACTTTAATGCGTTTATCTCTGGAGCCATGGGCAATATCTACCATACGGTGCATTGCCGTTTTAAATAAGTCTGCTCTCCATGCTGGGTCCATAATAGATAGAGGGCATATAACTAATACTCGTTTAATAATTTTCTTAGTCATTAGATAGTCAGCTGCCCATATAACGCTCATGGTTTTGCCTGTATTACCTGATGCAAATACACACCCGTTCCTACGAAATAGCAAGAACGTAGAAGGCACCGTAAAACAGTATTTAAACCCGTCTGTAGATTTACAGTCGAACACTGTCTTAGTCGTTGTAGAGTAGTATCCTAAGTGCTGTTTACCTAGCTCTCTAATAGTTACGTTATAGCATGTGTTTCTATTCTCTCTTTTATCTTCAGTAATTCTAGCTATATGACCTTTACTATTAAATACCATCTGTACAAAGTCAGCCGATACCCTTGATGTAGAACTAAACTCATTAGCTTTAATACCTTTTCTTATACACCCGTCCCAATGAAGCACCTCGTTATAAATGATATCTATTTGTTCGGCACTACATTTATAAAATCTTTCATCAAATTCCTTTAGCTTAATAGGGGAATCAAATTTAAATATATGAAACCCCTCTGCTGATTCATACTCTGGGGTTGTTTCTACATAAGCGATACCTGTCTCCTTTAGTATCTCCCTTAATCTTTCTACTTTCCTTTCTTTCTTTAAGCGCATAACGCATCTAGTGGTGTTTCCTGAAAAGTGCCCATCCGCTATTACTGCTACTTGCAATCTTAGTTCCGCATCGGTTATTGCCAGCCCTTGTCCCCACGGTCTTATGTAGGTAGCAGGGGTAGTCGCATGAGCGAAACTTATAGTATCTCTTCCATGGATAATTTTTTCTTTTCTATGTTTAGCATCATGTCTATACTGCATATACGCAGCTGACATAACCGCAGTCTTATTCGTTTTAGACGCATTATCAGATACAAGCATACGATGTTCAGGACTAAGCATTTGATCTACGCCATACTTAGTTTTAAAGTGAATCATATCTGTGCAAGGTTTTTTAACATACGCCTCAGGGGGCACAAACTCTATCGCTCCTGTATCCGGTAGGTATTGCGCTACGTCCCCCTCAAGGTATTCGGATATTTTCTTCCAACCTGTCGGTGATAGATATTCTGTTTCTGAGTCTACACAGCCCATGTCGTTTAAACAAAAGGCTCGTTGATTAAGAGTCAAGAAAGACGCAGTGTCCTTTTGATGTTCAAAAGGTTTATACATTCCAGGCCAGTTGTACTGCCCCACTATAGGTGACGGCACATTCTTAAAACCTAAGTTCTGTAATATCTTGGCGTTAGCCAATGTCCATTTAACAGCTACTTCGTAGCCCATACCCGAGGGGGTTTGTGTTTGACTTACTACATGAGACTGAGGGATAACCTGAGTCACCTTGTCAGGGTCTCGTGTTTTTAGCACGAGCGCTTTATTATCTATAATTTCCATTGTTTTCCTTTTTATTAACAATCCCTTACGGGGATGAAGCGTTTTAATTATCTCTAAATGAAGTCGTACTCTTCTTCATCCTCGTCTTTTAGTAACTCTACTAATGGGGGTTTAACTAGCTCATTGCTTAGCAACCACTTACGCACTCTACTGTTACACTGTTTTCTTTCTTTCTTTGCCACACGCCATGTGAAATCACACAAGGCTTCTATATTACGTTCAATAAGCTCTTCATTGAGACCTGCGTCCCTAGCTAATTGTCTAACTGATCTCGTTTTAATAATCATTTCTTTTTATTTTTTCCGTACATTTCTGGATACGTCTTACGCCATCCTTCATTTTTTGCTGTACTCACTACGCGAGTGTTGCTATCTTTAGCACTGCCGCCTTTATTTAAAGGTCTTATATGATCGACTTGGGTTCCATCACCCACCTTAGCTTTACCTGCGGCGATCGCATGACGTCTAGCTTTATTACGTGCCACTCTAGCGGCTACTTCCGCAGGGGCTTTTTGACGTTCAGCTTGATAAGCTAGTTTTACTTTACTTGTTTTAGGCATTATTTATTCTTCCCATTATGAGGACAACTTAATGTTCCACACCATTGCCTACAAAGACCGTTGGGTTTAGCATTAAAGACGCCTGAATTATACGCCATGTCTCGTTGGGTTAACAACTCATCATATTTGCTAAAGATCTCAAGCCCCCATTCTTTAACAAAGTCTTCTTTTATAAATTCTTTAGATACTACAAACAGCAAGGACGTTTTAATCTTTTTAATTTCTGGATGTTTAAGAAACATTGCAGCTGCCATTAAAGCTAACTGTTTTATATCCGCATACTTAGCACTTTTACCAGATTTATAGTCTACAATCCAAGCTTTATCCCCATCGAGTATGACCAAATCAGCCACACCGCGGAACCAAACGTCATCATCGAAAAAATCACAAGCAACCAATCTTCCCTCATGTTTCTTTACCCCCAACTTTATTTCACATAACTTTTCCCCCGGTATGGCATTGAGTTTGTCTAGGTAGGGCTTTATAAACTTAAACCTTGGATCGATCTCTTTACCATCTCGGATGTATTCTTCAGCAGCAAGGTGCAACTCTGTGCCGTAAATTGTAGCCTCTGTTTGCTGATAACCCACTTCTTTAGTTACTCTTTCTGACTCATACTTTTTAGGACATGTGTCGTATAATTTTATTGAACTAAAACTCCATGCGGGTATTTTCATTTATTATCCTGCTTCTTTAAGGGTTACCCCAAATGCCCCCTCTGCGCCTAATGGTATTCCTGGCATCCAACTAGGTTCCTTGCATAACTCCCCAATGATAAAATCAAAAGCCTCTTGGGCTTCCTCTTTAGGAACTACACAATAACAACTATCATGGATAGTGAGGGCGATCTTATAACGTCTGGTGATTCTCACCATGGCTTCGCCCATTATACACCTTGCTAGGCTCTGTATGCAATTTTGCACGACTTTACCACCATATATCTTACGTCTTGAACCTCTATGGCTGGAGTATGTCCACTCGTCTTGTTCTATTAAGTCAGGATATTTTAAATAAAGCCCAGATGGTAATAGTATTCCTTGTTTACCCATTACTTTTAAGTTAATAGCACCGAAATTGGAAGTGACGTTATCACGCATATCTCTTAGTACCTGAGTGCCTTCATTCCACGTAGCTTTAACCTTATCAAACTCGCTCCTGTATAAGTTTACAATGCGTTCTGCTTCGTCTTTGCCTATGTCGTTACCGGACATCGCTCTGATAGACTCCCTTAACTTAGCAGCACCTGTACCGAACCCAAGTCCTAAAATGCAGTTATGCACTATCAGGGGGCCGTTATCAGTCAGTATGGTGAACCTGTTCCTTGAGCCGCAGTTCAAGATGTCGTATACGGTCTTCAAGGTCTGCGATTTGTCGTTTGTTTTTGAGGTTACTACTACGGGACACAAATCTAATGTTGTTTGGTTCGTATCCTTTGTTATTATCCACCCTATCCATCTCAAACTCTGGGATATTCCACCCGTCCAATGTCTGAACATACCTAAGAAAAACTGCTTTGTCTTCTCTCCACTTTTGAAACACATATATGCCTCTTTCCCCATAGTGTTTGTAGTTGGCATTACTCTTATTGTGGCATCGGGAGATGGCTGCAGACAGTCTATTGAGTAGTCTTGTTCTATGGGTATCATCAGGAAGGGCCACAGAATATAACCAATACCTTTTTTTATTAGCTGCTTTTTTAGCACATAAACTACATCTAGTGCTTTTAAAGTTTTTAAAGTTATGGTTGTCCACAGTGTACTCTTCTTGACTGCAGTCGCATTTAACAATGAGCGCCTTAAAGCCTCGAAGTCCTTTGAGATAGCCTGTAACGGTAAGTTTCCCGCTCCTATAACCAATGCTTGGAGGAGGATATTTAAGTCGTTTTTTAGATATTGTGCTTCCTTCCAATGTGTTCCTAACCACACTAGATGGTCTGGTGTTAATGATGTCCCGTAAAGCTCCAATGTTTTCTTGTAACCGTTGTTCACTAATCCTTGGTGGCATACCCATTCCTCCCCATCCCATAATTTATCATTTGTGGTAACTTCTTCTATTAGTTTCCACCCCGATTCACATAGTACAGGAGTTCCCTCGGCAATACAAGTCTTCCCAACAAAGCGTTGCTCCTTAGTAACTTCGTCATATCCTACTTTAAATGCAGTGGCAGCGAAGTCTTTGTACAAATCTAGACCGTCAGCAATAATTTGTAATTTATCCATCTGCCCTGAAAAATATAAACTCACTCTTAACTCAATGTTACTAAGGTCAGCCCCTACTATTACATAACCTTCTGGTGCTTGTATCGCATGTTTAATAGGTGATGATCTTGGTAGGTTCTGCATATTAACACCATCACACCCACTCCATCTACCTGTTACATCAGCACCGTAGTACTTTAACGGTATGGGCATCGCCCCACCTGCATTGGCTATCTCTATAAAGCGTTCTGTTCTACTCTCTTCCAATGTAGACTTAGTACCTAACCTCGCTGCCACAATAGCTTGAACGTCAAAATCAGGAAAGTCTAACAGCTCTTTCATCTCTTCATCTGTCTTAGCGAAAGCGTAAGTTTCCTTACCAGTAGCAGGGCTTATCTTTAGTGGAGGTGTAACACCATAGGATCTTAGTATATCTGCAAACTTATTGTTGCTCATAAGGTCTTCTTTAGCTATACCACTCGCACTTAACAGCTCTTCCTTACGTTTCTTAGTATGGTATAAATGGTCTTCAAGTGTGGGTATGTCTAAGATAAACTGGGGTTCACTATGCATACGTATGGTCATATCAATAAGCTTCATCTCGGTCTTATTAAAATGTGGTGCTAAGTTTAGGAATAGCCCATAAGTAAGATCAACATCATTAATACAATACTCTCCGTACTTATCTAAATCTTCCTCAGTAAAATCTACCCTACGTTTACCTAGCGCATTGACAACCTCTGTGCCTTTCTCACCTAGCTTATAATGAATAGCAAGTTTAGCTAGTGATCCACCTACTTCTGTACCATGTACAGCGCGAGCCATAGATAATGTATCTATCCACAACTTAGGCTTTATACCGAACCTCCATGTCAATATAGTCGCATCGAACATGGCATTATGTGCGTAGACCCAAGCATTTGCCCAGTCAAACTTATTTAACCAGACCTGTGTCTCTTCCATCGTGCCACTAAACCATTCAGTTGGTTCGTCATTAACTCTTACTGCAACTCCGATAACCTCGAAGTGTGGGTGGTCTACATATGCTTGTGTACTTATTTTTGAAAGGGAGTATTCTCTGCTGTAAAAGCTTTCTATGTCAACGCCGATAATAACCATTCTTTTAACTGTCCTATGTTAGTTTCATTTATCACAAGGGCATAGCCCTTGGCTGCTTTTATTCTTTCTATCTCTCTAGCCTGTATAGCTGTCGCTTGCTTGTTGCCAGCTTTTGTTTCTATAGCTATTAAATATCCTTGATGACAAACTATAAAGTCTGGGATAGCCGACTTACCATAACCAGACCCTATAGGCATACAATACCATGCTCCTACCTCAGCAAGTATACTTTTTACTTGCTTCTTGACAGCTCCTTCTGGGGTCACTACTCTTCTCCGGTCATGTCGATTAGGTTGTACGGCGTTGGAACCCCCACTGGCTCTTCATGTATTATGACTGTTGCCGGAGAATCTCCGTGGTGAATGATCTCCATATTTCCCACATTTTGTATAAGTGTATTTCCCTTACCCCCCATGTCCATAATAGTGTAGCCTCCTGCTGTTTGTTCTATAGCTTGCATAGGTTGCCCAGGCGTTAAGATAAGTGACGCTGCCATAGATAGTGTGGGCATTAACAACATTAAAAATAGTATGGTTTTCATAGCTTCCCCTAGTGTAGAGTTTTAGGTGTGTCTAGAAAGGCACGGATCTCTTTAGCTAATACATTCCTTTCACTTCTTTTACAGCTTTCAATTAAGTTTTCAAGAGCATGGATTGTAGCGTTTTTATATAGAGAGTCTATAACATGCATGAAGTAGTCTCCGTTTGGTTCGTCATTTGGTACACTAAGTCCTATACCTAATTCATTCTCTACTATCCTTACTAGTACGTACGCCCCTTCTTCATCATCTTCATCTTCTTCGAGTTCTTCTACCCAGTCTAACTGCTCAGCGTCTACCATTGTAGTACTCCTGTTGCGTTTAAAATCCACATTAAATTAGTTATTATTAAACCCATTGTGGCAAACCGCACTGTCCTAACCAATGCGTACATTCTAGCAGCTGCTGCGTTTAACATTAAGGGCATACTTTCATTAACACTTTCATCAAACTTATGTTCTTGATATGCGTCCCAAGATGTTAGTAGGTCTATTATTATATCTGCTGTTGGTATAGATATGTTATCTCTTATTACTTTCATTTTATTATCTCTGATGTTAAGTACTCTACAAAAGCCCGTGCCATATTCCAACCTTTATTTGTAGGTTCAAACCTAGCTATGATGTTAGCCCCTTCTCTAAAATGGGGGTCTAAGAAGTCTATTTCAGATATGTATTTTTCTACCCCCTTAGAGTCTATTGTTTTATTTGAGCTAAACAAAATTATTTTATTTCCTTCATAGTTCTTACACTTAAAGTAGCACACTTGTACTAATATATAATTACCTATTGTAGTAAATTCATTAATGCGCCATAAACTCCTTGGGTCTATAGAGGACTCTTCAACTAAAGACGGCGTTGGATACATCTCCCTCCCATATCCAGTATTACTATTTTTAAATGGGCTACATCCCATATATCTCTCCTTTATCTCTGATGTTTTATTATGTTTGCTTCCCATAAAGGGGTTTCTTTTTTACACTCGTCACATATCTTTAAATTCAAACCATAATACTGCCTGAACTTTGTACATTTGTGTGGCGGGCAAAACCACCCTTTAATTCTTTTAAACACCTCTTTTTACCTCAGCGAGTTTAGCCATGTAGTGCCTAGCTTTGTCCGCATCATCAGGGGCATTTTCTTTTTTACCATCACGCATTGCATATTTAATAACACATCCTTTAAGGTAGCCTATAAATTCCTCTTCACTTAAAGCAACTTCCATAAGCTCCCAAGGTTGAATACCCATTTTTTTGTAGTGATCTCCTCCTACTTGCATTGCATCAGCTGGGACTTCTTTAGGTTTCCATACAGGTTTAACATGTGTTTCTTCATTTATCATATTGGGGTAACTCCAAAGGTTTATAGGTGGAAAATAAAAGTTAGGCCATATCAGTACACTCATGCAACTTTCTCTTTCCAAAACTTGTGTAATTCTCTTTTAGCTGCCAAATAAGATTCATAAGCTTCTTCAGCAGTGTCAAAATGACCTAGATGTTTCTGCCTACTGTTGAGGTAAATGATCGCTTTCCATTTTTTACGGTCTTTACGCCAAAAAACACCTGCAAATCCAGATGTATTATTTAATTGTAGACTTGATACATTATGTTGATTCTCTTGATTTGTTGCTAATCTTAAATTAACTATTCTATTATCATCCTTAATTTCATTAATATGGTCAATTTGATTTGTTGGAAATTCTCCGTAGACGTAAAACCATGCGAGCCTATGCGCCCGATATCGTTTACGGTCAATCTCTATATAAATATAACCGTTAGAATACTTAGTTCCAGAAACAGTACCTTTTTTAACCTTACCCCTTTGCGTAAGATTAGTGAAAATACCAGTTTCTGTATCGTAATGTAATAATTCTTTTAAACGTTCTTGGCTAAGTTCTATCATTTGGCAATCCTTGAGTAAGATTATGAGCTAAAAGGTTTGTGCCGATGAACGCTCAATTCATTGTTCGACCGCTAAGTCTAGGCACGGATATAGCATACCATATTTTACAGTTTACCATCCACTCCTCTCAGCCATTTCCGCACATTCTTTGCTGCACCAGCGTCTGTTATCTGTAACAGGAGAATCGCATTCCCAGCACTGGCCTGATTCATTAGAAAAGATGTCTAATTTAGCACCTTTTGCCAGCTCTATTTGTTTCTCCAGTATTAACTGGGCTTGTTCATTTGCTTTATCAATAACGTCACCCATAGTTCTCCCTCGCTCGGAACGGGTTGTTTACTTTCTTCTTACGGTTTTTGTTCGTTTGTTTAAGTGCCATATTATCCTAGCAATGCGCCAACAGAGTGGCATTTAATACCATGGAAGCAATAAGGACGGCTGTTAATAATACTCCTATCATGCGATACTTGTTGGCTCTTTTAGTAAGCTCATCACAGTTATAAAATCTCATCTTCTTTACCTTGTTCAAGTTTTGAAATGTCGGCTAGTATAGCATAATAACCACAATAGGATAGGCAAGCTTCATAAGAACCATCACCTGTTTCTGACCAAACACTACATTGATCTAGTACTCTATCTGCTTTTGTTTGTAATTCTTCTATATCATTTTTCATTACTCTTTCTCCATATCAATAGGCGCATTGATCTCTTTCATATAATCTAAAACCGCTTGAGCTAAAACACTTTTATTATCTTGCCTCATACATAGCACCAGGCGTTTTATATTATCTTGTTGTATATCAAATTCAAGCTGCTCTAAAAAGGCTTTAAATACTCCAAAGTTCTCTTGGTCACGATTAAAATCAATAACCCATCTATCATTTTCTGTTCGGTAGTTTAGTATTATTTGGTTACTCATCACTCTTCTCTCTTTCTTTTTTAGTTTCTACCCCCACAGGCATACCTACCATATGTGATGCAAACCCTTGCATAGCGGTATTAAATGTTTCAGTATCTACCGATGCTCTTAGTTCTTCAATAGCTTTCATAAAATATTTTATTGTTTCATCTCTAGTCATTGCCATTTTTCTTCTCCCTTTCTTCTAACATCGCATCTGCATAGGCATATGCTGACTTACTTAGAGCGTGTTTATTTTTCTGCTCTCTTTTTGGGTATAATAAGTCTTCAGGGTCACACCCCATATATTGAATAAACCCCTGCAATACAGCTGTTGCTATCGTATCTCTTAGTTCAGTCATTAACATACCCCTACATTTCCAAGTAAATAATTAATCACTATTGTACTAATAACTCCGAAAAACAAAACAATTAGAGTAAACATACATATTGAACCCATAAGTAAAAACCATTCTTTAATCATTTCTTTTTCTCCCTCTCTTCTAACATTGCATCAGCTTGGTCGTATGCTAACTCTGCAATGCTTTCATTATCCCAAATTACTCTTACATCAGCTGCCATTAACTCTTGCATCGCAAGTCCTGCAAAGTGATCTCGGAGTGTCATTCCATGATGTAAAGGCGATTTACTATGATGGGACGTAACTCCAGAAGCATTATTAAATGTGGTGTAACTTTCTCCTGACGGGTATGCTTGTATATTTTTACTCATCATCTTCCCCAATATAAAACTGAAATTGCTCGACTAAAGATTTGGCTTGTTCTCTATTAAAAATTAGTTCTTGTACGCTGTCATATGTTTTAATAAGAAATCTAACACCTCCATCTTTTGCATGCCCCATATAATAATTTGTAGGTAGTTCTTCTTTTTCATTCATGACATCTTTTAAATATAACTTGTATGCCTCAGCATTTTTATTAAATAAACCCATCATTTAGGAATCCTGCTTAATAACGATGGTAATACTCTGTGGACAACCACACCCACCCATATAACCTAATTCCAATTCTTTTATAGAATATTGATGATCTGAACCCTCCACTTCAAAATAGATTGCGGCAGGAAAGGTATGACTTGCTACATTTCCGTCAGTCGTCATGAGGTCATTTACATACTCATTAAATTTATCGGAAAATTCTTTTAGCGTTGGTTCTTCTTCAAATATCATATAGCCTCATCTGTTTTGCTTTTAACGCTCCTTGTTCGGTCATATCTTCACCTTTTCCATCCTATATAAATTAATTTCTGATAATATTTTATTGGTTTCAGTGATAGATGTATAAGAGCCGTGATCCCAATTTAAATCATATTCGTATATCTGATTTCCAGTTGTTCCATCTTTCGAATCGATGGAAATTAATCTGTTTTCTTCATCAATAACAAAGTCATACTCATTTGGATAAAAATCATCATCCCACTTAATCATATACTTGCCAGTATCGTAATATTCCTTGACTTTCTTTGCCCAGCTCAAAACATTGTTCCATCTAGCTTCATAGATATTCATATGCTTTCCCTACTCATCGCATCCACCTCCAATGCCGTGATGCTTCTCAGCAAATTCAACACCTGCCCAATAACTGTAGGGATGTGTGGCTTCATCATCAGCTTTAAAACCGTTTGATATCTCTATACCAGTTAACGGTTTTAACGGTGCTGAGTATAGCTCTGTAACTATACAATATTTATAAACTCGTTCCATTGGTTTAACCGTATGAAACTCTTTGATAGGCTCATTATTAAAATGGGTTTCTACCATCCAAGCCACAGGCTCTGATGTAGGCTCAGGTTGGGCGAGGAATTCTGAAATCTCCGTTAGAATAAATGGACATATATTTCTAGCTTTAAATGCTACTGCACATAGGTTTAACAGCTCTCTTTCTTTACTCATCTCTCTCTCCAATACATGCTGTGCATGGCTTTAATAACCCTTCGGCTATGTGGGATATACTCAAATTTATAGTTGTTACATTCTCTTTTAGCATCTAAAAACCATGCTATACGACACCACTTATTTTTAATTTTCATCATCTACCCCAATGCCGTGCATTTTCTCAGCAAACCGAACGCCTTTTATAAAAGACTCATGGCAGTTATTACCTAGACTTATAAGTAGTGGTGTTAAAGGCTCACGTTTTGGTGGTGCAGTGTAGAGAGGAACCGTCTCCATGATGAATCCTGTTCTAATTGCCTCTTCAGTTTCTGCGCTAGTTCTGAGCCACGTTTGTCCATTCTTTACTACGATAAATGCCGCTGGTTTACTCATTCCCCACCTCCAATGCCGTGCATTTTCTCAGCATCTCTAAAACCCAAATAATATCCTGCAATACCCTCATCTGTTATATTAGCCTCAGCAAGTACATCGAGTTTATCTTCACTCAAAGACTCACGTTTTGGTGGTGCTGTGTAGAGCGGTATCACTTCAAATATTTCCCTGTGATACAAAAAGGGTGTTAGGTCAGATACTTGTGTTCTATAGCCTGTTTCCTTATTAACTATTATCCAAGCCACAGGCTCTTGCTCTTGCTCTTGCTCAGGTTGTTTTGGTGCTGACCATTTTTCTTTTAACATAGCGTTTTCCGCTGTTAATCTAGCAACTTGATCTAGCAAGTATTGGATGTTGTCTTCTTTATATCTAGTAACTATAGAATTAGGCACTACATCTGTGTATTTTATTTCTTTACTCATCGTCTTCCCCGTCTAAACTAATATCAAAGGCTGAATTTATTTCCCAAATTATGAACCTTATTCGTTCTTCTAAATATTGGCGACTTGGAGTATGCCCCATGCAATCTATAACCTCAGAACATTTCCTTAGTTTTTTGATTAGCTTTAAACGTAGCTCATTATCTATAATGCGTCTATCAAGATACGCTTGCTCTTCTTCATCTATTATTCTTTTACTCATAGTCTTTCCCGTAGTTCATTACAAAGAGCCTTACTGTTTACACAAATATAATAAACCACAGCTCCAACGCAACATGTACATATAAATAGTACACCCCCAAGAAGTAAAATGAGGAGCGACCCTACGCCCCATTGCATAATCTCTATAACACTACTCATCACATCCCTCCAAACTCAATAAAAAAGTCACATATCTCGTCATCGTCTATTTCTTTCTTTACGTCCATATGCCACACGTAGTTCTGTGTGTCTATCTCAATGGTCAGGTATCTCTGACATAGGTTCTTCTGGTTACAGTTAGTACCCATACATCTGGCACTGGTTGTTGGCAGTGGAAATTTCATTTGATGTAGTTTCATACCCAGTACACTCCTACTTTAACGGCAGTTTTATGATAGTTATATTTGAGAATTAATACGTAGTCTATGTCATTCATAGGGTAGTCTATTTGCTCAATCAAATCCCATTTATGTTTTCTAGCTAAACTCCACCCTTCGGCAGGTATAAAATCATAAGGAACTAAATAAACATGGTCAAAGAATCTTATGAATGTTTCTCCTTCATCGTAGGTAAAGTCCTCCTTTTCTATATCTGTTAGATCCTCCCAATACAAAAATTTCTTATACTTATTATCAGTTTTTATGACCGCTTTCATTTATATCTCACCCTCTATCTCAATGTAGTCCCCAATACGAGGAGCATCTTCACCCGTTACTTGCTGATAATATTCTTGTAGCACTATACCCTCCCATCCATCGTGCCATGCAGTAGGTACTGCTTTATACTCTTGTTTTACTGCTGACAATATACTAGCCACCACACCTGTTCTCCTTGTTATGCTTGCTAGGCTATATCCCTTACTATATAAAACTTGTAATATTAGTGCGTAGTCAACGTCTCGACCCATAGTTCCCTCAATCTTTTTTGTTCGTCTTCACAATGAGATATGACTGCTTTATTATTTTGCATGAAGTTCACAATGTGAACCGCAGCCCCTGTGAGTTTGATTAGTTTTCTTTTTGTTGAATAGAAGGCGACTACCTCCCGTATAAAGGGCATCCATTCCTCGATCTCCATTCGGCAGTACAAATCACTACCATCACACCTAGCCATCTTTGGCTTAGGCATCTTATAAGACTCAGTCTTACTTATCTTTTGTGCTACATTTTCTCTTACACCTATTAGTCTAGCAACGGACTTCAAGGTCATCATTGGGCTACTTTCTTCTTCCTGGAGTTGTTTTTCTTTATTCTTGTAGTACCAGGCTAACTTTTCTGATCTATGTTTTTCTTCGTTAGCTTCAAATTTAGCTACACGTTTAAGCCGTAATATTTCTTTATTCTTTTCTCTATACTCTCTATTCCTGAGAGCTTTCTTTATCTGTTCTTCTGTTTTCATAAGTCCTCCATAGTAATTAAAATGCTGACCTATTGATTAAAGTGCTTACATTAGCCCTCACCTTTTACCTATCTTCTATACCCAAGATGAATTGCAGTTAATATAGAAGTGGCATCAATAGTACTTCAAGCCGTCAGCGTAGCCTTTAACATCCTTGTTGCGATATTTCCTTGGAGAGTAGGGCACTGCGTAATATTATTTGTGTCGGCTAAAGGCTGCTATGGCAGCGACTCGCCCATGGTTTAAATCTTTCTTCAATATATCTTCGTTAGTTAGTAGAGCTTCGTTCACATTAGTTATTGCTCGGAAGGCTTTATTAATTTCAGTGGATAGAGATTTTTTTAACTTATCTACCGCAACATCTGATTGTCTGTTGGGCATTACTATTAAGTAGCCTTTACCTCTCACATTAGTGAGATACATCTTATGGTCTTCTAAAAGGCTTTTCTTTACTCCCTCTAACATACCTAAGAACTCAAAAGCATAAGCCTCAAATTGTTTCTTAGACCCATAGGTAGGCAATCTAAGTTTAAAGTTATCCGCTAACCATTCGTTTGTTACAACATCCCCATAATTAAACATCTTCGCAATGTTGTTAGCTACTTTTAAATGAGGTTTATCTACTTCTTCTATGTATGTATCGTTATCAGTTATCATGCTAATATCTCCGCTGTAAATCTGCCAAATGTACCACCTTTTTCAGGTCTAAATCCACCGATACCTACGAACATCCCTGCATTATCTATAGACTGTTTCAACTGGTTAACATCCAATACATTCTCATCATATAGTAAACTGAAGGTAGTATTCCAGGAAACGAACTTAGGACGGTAGCAAATAACTCTTGCTTGTGATACTACTACACTGCGTCTATCTAAATAGCGTTGTTCCCATAATTGTTCAATAGATAATTTCTTACCATAATCTAAAGGAGATAGCTCGTTCTCCATCATTGTTCCACGTTTAATTTGCATACCTAGTTTGTTTAGCTTGCCACCATTTACAATCGCAGCTCTTATGTTTTGTGTAGGTAGAACAACATTTAATTTATCATCCCAGTACAACAAACCACGCCATTGTGATTTAGCTATAGCATAGTGATCGTCTTCTGTTTTCTTACGTTTAGATGTAAGTTCTTTGTGGGCGATAGTCATTTCATCTAGTGGATCTGCAAGTCTGTCTGCTGATAATAAGATTGGTGATGTGCCTGTCAATTTTACATTTAATTTTTTCATTTTATTTCTCTGTTATGGTTAATGTTATCCCCTTATGGGGCTTTGCTTTGCTTTGCTTCGCTCTACTGCGCTGGGCTTGGCTTTGCTTTGCTGTGCTCTGTGGTACGAATACCGCACTAATAACTCTTAGAACTACTAGTACGCTACTTTGTAGCCTTTGGTCTGCTTTGCTACGCTTTGCTACGCTATACTGTACTATGCTCGGCTCGGCTTCGTGGTACGAATACCGCACTAATAACTCTTAGAACTACTAGTACGCTACTTTGTAGCCTTTGCTTTGCTAGGCTAAGCTGCACTTCGCTACGCTCCGCTCTGCTTTGTGGTACGAATACCGCATTAATAACTACTGGAATTACTAATACGCTACTTTGTAGCCTGTGCTGCACTTTGCTACGCTCAGCTGGGCTGGGCTATGCTCGGCTTCTCTCTGCTATGTGGTACGAATACCGCATTAATAACTACTTGAATTACTAATACGCTACTTTGTAGCCTTTGCTTTGCTTGGCTCAGCTCAGCTTGGCTTCGCTTAGCTTTGCTCTGCTCCGTGGTACGAATACCGCATTAATAACTACTTGAATTACTAATACGCTACTTTGTAGCCTTTGCTGTGCTTTGCTGTGCTGAGCTTGGCTTCGCTAAGCTGCGCTCTACTTAGCTTTGCTATGTGGTACGAATACCGCATTAATAACTACATGAATTACTAATACACTACTTTGTAGCCTTTGCTTTGCTCTGCTGCGCTTCGCTCCGCTTCGCTGGGCTGTGCTCGGCTTAGTGGTACGAATACCGCACTAATAACTCTTGGAATTACTAATACGCTACTTTGTAGCCTATGCTGCGCTCCGCTGCGCTCTGCTAAGCTGGGCTCCGCTTTGCTCAACTTTGCTGGGCTGGGCTATGTGGTACGAATACCGCATTAATAACTCTTGGAATTACTAATACGCTACTTTGTAGCCTTTGGTCTGCTTTGCTACGCTTCGCTGCGCTTTGCTACGCTTAGCTATGCTTCGCTTTGTTTTTGTTAAATTAACTCCTCGTATCCATGTAATACTTTTAGCTTCCTTGCTAAGTCCTCTATATTAATAGACACAATGCTATCGTTTTCTAAGTCAACAAGCCAATGTCCATTAGGTGACTTAATTATCTTTTTATTTACTTTATCTAACTTACGTCTCATTCGTGCAGTTAGGGCTTCTAAGTTAATTGGTTTCTTCTGGGACACTCCCAGCGTGTTTGTAATATTAGTCGTTAATGATTTCATTGTCAAGCTTTTTTGTTAAGTCAAAGAATGCACAGCGATGGGCTGATTTTCCAACTTGCTTCTGGCACATCTGTACAAAGCGAACGTCTCTCTTATAGTCTTTGATATCCTCATTCTCATAAGCCCCTGATTTTAATACACTTACCAATACATACAAGTGCTTGTATACTGTCTTCCCGTCCAGGGTTGTCCCCTGTTCGTATCTTGCGATCCACTCTTCCCTAGGCAGTATCGGTCTGAATTCCTTTTCGTATAATGTAGTTACCCCTTTTTCATCTGTTCTAAACTCCCTTATGTTTTTAAATATTGCGTCCGTGTCTCGTGCTATGAGTTCATCAAGACCTTTGCTGTATATCTTATGTTTGGGCAATATGATCTCTTTCTTTATCGTCTTTATTGGACTTGGCTCAGGCATTATCCGTTTCCGTCTGCCCTGACTTAGCATTGAGTAACTGTCCTCATAGAACTTCTTAGCCTCTTTTATCGCTTCATATAAGTCGTCCCACAGGGCTAGGTGTTCATATGCTTTCTGCCACTCCATTAGTCGTGTGTTTAAACTCTTTAACCTTGGTGCTACTTCTTTAGCTCTAGCGGTCAATTTGGCTGTGTTGGCTACTTGTAGCGGTCGCCCTTTTCTTTTGCGTATGCGTGATGTTACGTCACCTTGTTCACCGTAAGATAGGTCAAATGCCAGGCAATAGATGGGTTTCGCTTTATATCCAGTCCCTGCTGATATACGTTTCAAGAGCGTTCCACAGTATGCGGACGACTTCCGCCATATGACTGCTTCCTCTACCAAATGCTCCTGCGTTATAAAACGTGAGTCAACATACAGCATATTTTTATCTACTTCATACCTTATATATACGCTCATAGGAATAGTCCCATGTTCCAAAGGCGCTCCTTTCTTTTTGTCATGCACTACAAACGTATAGTGGGGGAAATCTCTCATTAGTTCTCGTGGTGTCATCTTAACCGCCTATGTGGTGTGTCTTCTTCATGCAGGGATCTCTAGGCACACTCTCAACCCACTCCGTGCCATCGTATGTTGCAGGAAAGTACACATAATTAGTTGTCCATGCTGTAAATGAACCGCCCGAATTTAGTCCATAACTCTCCCCATCAAACTCTCTTGTCATCTCCTCTTCGGTTAGGGTTGTAGCAAGGGAGGTGATATCCTCCCCGAGTGATCTTATTTCTTTTTCTAATTCTTGTTTCCAGTTCATTGTGAGATATCCCCTTCTTGAAAGTTCTTACGATTAGTTGGTAGTTCAAGCACTTCGTATATCTTGGACTCCATCTTACCTTTCACACCATTGGGGGCATCGTCCACTATGAACATCCCCGACCGTGTCTTGTGTATAGTGACCTTCGAGGTATCGCTTTGTTGCCCTGTTACATAACCTAAACCGAAAGTAAAAAGAGCTGTGAGTGTAATTGTTGCTAATACGTTTTTTGTGTCCATTAGTATGCTCCTAAGAAGTTCATTAATTCGTTGTAAGTTGTTTCGCTAATCTCTTTAATGCCATCGCTGTAGGTCACACACCCATTAGCTTGCTCATATAACCCTTCAGCACCTTCACACTCAAGCACAGGATCGTCTTCGCTGTACCATGTTGAGCATATCTCACCGACTTTTAGATCGATTGTCTTATCTGTTGCTTTGACCAAGACACAGGTTCTGAACTCCATGTCCCAATAACTATCGATTATGCCTACTATGTAATGTTTCATTTTAATCCCTCCAGCTCGTCATCACTCCAAGTGCTAAACCAATCGAATAAATCATCAGCATAAGCTTCGATTATTTCTCGTGTGGTCATCTCATCTATCCTTTTAGATATGTATGTATTTATTAAGGCCCTTCTTTGGTCATCGTTCATTGTTATTCTCCGATGTTGTTTAAATTATTACTTCCATCCACGCACCTTTCTTTTGCCATGTGGCTATATGTCTAGTGTGGCTATAATAGAGGGTCAGATTGACCCCTTCCTCTTTTATTAAATCTCTTGATACATTCCTATAATGTCTGCATACAATCTCCTCAAATTTAAGCCTTGAGAATTTAGTGAATTTCATCCTAGTTAGAGGCATCTTCGTAGTCCTCTAGTTTTATTGTGGTTTTCTTAATTTTAACCTCGCCTTTGGCGAGGAGTTCTCTGTATGCTTCCATAGCTTTGGCGGTTTGCTGGACTGTATACCCTCCGCCTGCGACATCGAGTAGCACCCGATGTGCGTTATTTTTTGTCGTGATGAGCAGGGTCATGACTGCTCTCCTTCTACCTGCACAATTGCCCAGTCTATGATCTCATCCATCGCTTCGCCTGATAACGACCATGATGGTACAGCCCCGTGTAAACACAAGCCTTGACCCCTGTCCCTCTTCCAATCACCCTCCAGAAATGTTGAGATGTAGTAAGATGATACAAACTGCCCGTACTCTGTAAAAGCATACGATCCAACACCAGAATTATCCTGTAGGCTACTGCCATCATAAAACTTCAATGTTTTCCCATCAAATGTTATGTTCCACACCCTGCCATTGTCCGTGATGGTTTTAACATCTACTACTTGTATTATCCTGTAGTCATCCCGATCGTAGTCCATCCCCTGTAATTCCATCTCTTCAATAAGGTCATCGATTTCCTCTTGGGCTTCCTCTGGGCTGTTGAAGTATGTTAGCTCTTCACCATCATGCCACACGTTTTCCCAGTTGCCTCTACCGAATCTTGTTTGTACTTCGAATTTCATTTCAAATACTCCTCTCTAAAGTTGCTTAATATGTGCATATAGTCAGCTAAATCTGACTCAAGGTTGTCGTAGCTTGTGTAAAACGTCACGGTCACGCTCTTATCCTTATCGTCGTCTATCCAATCGAACGTAACCCCTATATCCCCATCGTCAGGCAGTTCAAGCCTGTCGTCTGATACATACTCCCATGCAGGAGTACAATAGACTGTTTTGTTTGTTTCTACCTCCCAGCACACAGCTCCTGTGTGCGTATAGAAAAAGTCCTCATCGTGTTTTACTATTGCGTTGAGCAACAGCTCAACGTAGTTTCTTTTGTCTTTCGGTGTCATTACTGCCCCCTTTTTAGTCTTATTACTATACTGTAACTGTAGCCGTCGTGGTTAACCAGACCTTTCCGCACCTCATCACGGGTGAGGGTCGGGTTACAATAAATAGTGTCTATAATCCTGCCATGCAGATAAACATTCCAAGCTTTCATAAGTTCTCCAATTAGGTTGTATGCGTTTCAAGTCCGTGCCATAAGCACGGGTAAGGTTAATAGTAATCTCGGTCTTCGTGTTGCTCTTCATGTTGTTCCAGTAACTGTTTCTCTATATCTCCTATCGTTTCCTCGTTTAAAACCAAGATTAGGTCGGCATCGCTGTGTATAACAGCGTAAATTTCAACCAGCCCACGGTGTCCGTGGGTTAAAGCCTTTATATAATCTGGGGCTTCGTAAGTGAAGATGACGTCCATGTCTATACCTGCTACCACGCATGTGGTGAGTAGTGCGTCCCTTGGGACGTTTACGTTGCTCATCTTCTTACCCTACTTTGGAGTCTTTAAAAGTGAAATAATATCCCCCATTATCTGAGCCGTAACCCATGTCGGATATGTCCCAATCAAGCTTGTGTTTTAGCACCAATGCTTTGACCGCACTATAATGCAGGTCAACATCGGATAAGGCGTAATCATACGGCACAATAACGCTAAAACCTCCAGCAATTGCCTTTATCCTTGACCCTTTTGTATTGGTCGGTTTTACATATTTTGTTTTGATTACTTTCATTTTTCCACCCTCTTTTATAGTTGTGTAGTACATTGTAACAGACTATTAATCTACATTACAATGGTGTTTAGTGTCATATCTTATTTAATTTACTACCTAAACAAGAGCTTTAACAATTCTGGACACTTCAGAAGTTGGATGCAATTTAGCTACGATTTACAACAATGTCAATTAATTATTTTATTAATGGCTTTACAAAGCAATCTTTTTTAGGTTTTCAAAATGAAGAATCCAGGTTTCATGCGGGTTGTAGAGGTTTTGCTGCCAAAAAAAATAATTAATTAACTCAACAAACTCCGCAAGTATTGCCGTACTGTATGCGTGATTGAAAAAAAGTGGTTTGTATGTGCGTTGAGAATTGAGTTGTACAAATTAGGGGCGTTGTCAATTGAGTGTGGGAATGTAGAGAGTATGCAGGGTGTGGGGTGATGTTTATGGGGAATGATAAAATAATTTAAAATCTGAGAGAGTATTTATATTTAGATTGAAAAATTGGTAACTCCAAATAACCCTACTTTTAGTAAGGTTGAATTTTTAAAAAGTCTAGAATATATATATATTTATTTTAATAATAATAATAATATAACTTAACAAATCCCCCAGCCCCAGCCCTTGCTGGGTGTTGCCGTCAAATTGCCAACATGACTTTTTTGTACAAGCCATTTTTAAACGTACACAACAAGTGCATTTAATACAAGCAGACCGTAGGCTGTAACACTATAAAATATAATTTCAAGCCATGCCAATGCTACCAGATCGCATTCAATGCATGTTGCCATAAAAATAATCGATTTAAGCCCCGATAATTTAAAACCTAGGTCTGAGTATTACTTTTTCTTTTTCGTTCAATAAAGAATGTGCTACCTCGTTTATTTGGCGGTTTGAGTAGGATATGACTGCTTAAAGATTGCAGGTATAAAAAAGGGGACATATGTCCCCTTGGATCGGTTTATTTGGTTTTATGCGACCATTGGAATGAATCGGCTCTTAAGCGAGCCATGGACAATGATAACTGGATCGCCTTTATTTGTGCCAACACCGCCCGAGCAAGCTTTACACTCTACACAAGTAAGCCGTTTATTTTGCTCGGCACTCGCTGGACATTCGAACTCATTTTTTAAAACTGGCTCGCTGGCTGACCGTACACGAAACGTACGATATTTTAACAGCTTTGCTTTTATTCTATCTTGCTCATTATCGGCACTTGCCATACATAGATCCATAACATGGTTGGCCTTTCCTGATTGCCATTGGTGCGTATAACCCAAATGGCCTTTTGCATTAATAAGTAAAAGATCCCACACATGACGGGGAACGCTGGCGGGATCGCCATACGTCCCCAATCTTACCATTTTACCCGATACGGGATCATTTACGCTCGGATCATAAACGGGATAATTTCCCTTTACTAATGATTTGTAAACCATGGTCACCCCTTGGCCGACGTTTACATAACATGAGCCATTCAGTCCTCTACGATGTGGACATTGTCCACAAATGGACACATCACCCAGACTTTTAAGATTCTCTAATGGGCTAAGCCCATTGTCAGCGAGTATGTAAGTCTGGACAACATCGCCCGTCTTAACATTGCTTGATCGTTTAGTGATTGCGACCACTACAATTGGTTTACCATCAAGTAGACTTTTACCTCTATACAATATATATCCTGTAGGTTTACTCATAATAAGACTCTCATTAATTAAGGTTATAAACAATCGGTGCATCACCGATGACAACTACAATATAACACAATAAATAAATAAAATCAAATAAATATTTTAAATTAATTGAATCACGTTATGCAGCGTGGCTAACGTCAAAACTCAGTCGCCTGGGCAGAATGACTGCTCTGCTGACCCCACCCATGGGGCAACCCCCCGCTGGCATTTAACATCCCGGCAGGTGCGCATAAACTATATTCCACTCACTTAATCCCAAAATTTCCATCAAAATCTCAAAACATAATTACCCTACAAAAACTAATGTAATCCCAAAATTTCCATCAAAATCTCAAAACATAATTACCCTACAAAAACTACGTTTTCCACAAAACACCCCCCATGCCTTTTTTAAAACAAAAACCAAAAAATTTTATATAAAAATTTTCATTGACATCCCGTCCTGTATCCATTACGCTTCCACCATCTGAACTCCGAGTTCTGCGAACATGACAAAAAATAAAACTACAGATGACTTTGAAATCCCTCTAGGTGTACCTAGTGTTAACGCACAAGACGTTTTTGCGGATCTAAAATTTCAAGAACTAAATCACCCTGCCGACTTACCTTTGCTTCCAACAGAAGAGGATAAAAAATGGGCGGAGAAAACCGCACAAGAAGGCGTAAAATTAACAAGTGCCCCATCACTTGCAGCTGAAAAATATTTAAAAAAACACTTCGGGCAATACAACTTTGACTTGCCTACAACACAGGGACAATGGCAGAACTTCGTTCTGACTAAATTAGTACAACAAGCTAATGATCCCGATCCAAAAATAAGTAAATCTGCGCTAGACACTCTAGCTAAAACCAGCACCGTGGGCCTCATGGTGGAGAAAACAGAACTTAGCATTACCCATAAAACAAGTGACGAGTTAGAGAAGACCCTACGCCAAGCAATGCAAAGATATCTCAATAAATCAGACGAAAAGGTTATTGAAGGGACGGTAGTAGGTGTTTGAGGACTTTAGCCCAGAAGATTTTGATGCCCTTATTAGTGCCGCACCATTGGCGGAAAAAGCAGCTTTATTAGACGTTATACAAGAACTAAACACCCGTAAAGAAAGAGCCCATGCCAGAAAAGATTATATAGCCTTTGTTAATTCAGTGTGGCCTGACTTTATTAGTGGTGCGCACCATAGGCGTATAGCGAAGCTTTTTGAGGCTGTTGCTCGTGGTGAAAAGAAAAGAATTATTATTAATCTTGGGCCGAGGCATACCAAGTCTGAGTTTGCGTCTTATTTATTACCCGCGTGGTTCTTAGGGCAGTTTCCTAAGAAAAAGATAATGCAGATAAGCAATACTGCTGAGTTAGCTGAGGGTTTTGGTCGTAAAGTACGTAACTTGGTAAACTCAGATGAATACAGACGAATATTCCCAGAAGTCGAGCTCCGCACGGATTCCAAGGCAGCGGGACGCTGGAATACAAACTTTAATGGCGAGTACTTTGCTGCTGGTGTTGGTGGCACCGTTACTGGGCGGGGTGCTGATTTGCTCATTATTGATGACCCTCATTCAGAAGGCGAAGCCGTTATAGCTCAGTTTAACCCTGAAGTTTACGATAAGGTTTTTAGTTGGTATTCATCAGGTCCAAGACAGCGGTTACAGCCTGGGGGAGCCATTATTATCGTTATGACCCGATGGTCCATGAGAGACCTTACAGGACAGATTTTAGAGCACTCTGCTATGAATGGCGGAGATAAATGGGAGGTTGTTGAGTTCCCTGCTATATTACCCAGTGGCAAGCCACTATGGCCTGAGTTTTGGAACATTGAAGAACTTGAAGCTGTACGTAACGAAATTCCAGCAAGTAAATGGCAAGCGCAGTATCAACAACAACCGACATCAGAAGCAACAGCCATAATCAAGAGAGAGTGGTGGCAAGAATGGAAGGAAAAAGATCCCCCTGATTGTGACTTTTTGTTGATGTCAATGGATACGGCGTTTGAGAAAAAGACCAGTGCTGACTATAGTGCCATTGTGATATTTGGTGTTTGGAACAATCCTGAAGACGGAGATCAACCAAATTTAATACTTTTAGAGGCTTGGCGAGAACGCTTAGAGTTCCCTGATTTAAAGCAAAGGACTTTAGAGTTTTATCAAGAGTGGGAGCCTGACGGGGTTATTGTTGAGAAGAAAGCATCAGGAGCTCCGCTAATATACGAGTTAAGACGTATGGGCATTCCTGTCCAAGAGTTTACACCTTCACGCGGACAAGATAAGATATCAAGACTTAATGCGGTGGCTGATATTTTTGCTTCTGGTAAAGTATGGGCTCCTCTTACTCGATGGGCTGATGAAGTAATTAATGAGATTGCCTCGTTTCCAGCAGGTAGGAATGATGACTTTGTGGATGCTGTAACTTTAGCTCTTGCTAGGTTTAGATCTGGGGGCTTTATTGGATCTGCTAAAGATAAGGATATTGATGAAGATAGCTGGATGTATAAGAAACGAGCTAACTATTATTGAGGTTGATATGGCTACACAAAAGTTTATGGGTAAAAACCAGTTAGTGGATAGGTTAGCTGCTCAAGTAGGAGATAAAGAATTTGCCATTCGCCTACTACAGAAAAACAAACAGCTACGAAAAGATGGAAAAACGCTAACAACTAAGGGTAAAAAACGGGATGATATGACCGCTAAAGAACGTGCGCTCGATAGGGCTAGTAAACGAAGTAATAGGCCCACTGAAGAGTATGCATACAATCCCCGTACTAACAGGGCAACACTTAAAAAATAACTTAAGGATCCATCAATGGCTGAAGTTCCAAACAACATATTTAAGGCGATGCAACCGCAGAGCCCCTTTTTAACAGAAGATGATGAAGCGCCAATAGAGGTTAATATAGGGGATCCGATGGATCCTATTGAGACTGAAGTTGATGTAGAGATGGAACAAGAGCCGGGGTTTGATGCGAACCTCGCGGAGTACATGGATGAGGCGGATATGGCCTCACTAGTAGCTGACTTACTTGATGACTTTAACAATGACAAGAACGCTCGTAAAGAGTGGGAGTCTACCTATATAGACGGCTTAGATTTGTTAGGTTTAAAAATTGAAGAGCGTTCAGAACCTTGGCAAGGTGCTTGTGGTGTATACCACCCCATGCTAACAGAAGCGGCTATCCGCTTTCAGTCTGAGATGATCTCTGAAACATTTCCTGCTCAGGGACCTGTAAAAGCCCGAATAATCGGTAAAGACGACCCTGATACCCAGAAGTCTGCGGAACGTGTTGTAGAAGACATGAACTACCAGCTTACGGAAAAAATGACTGAGTTTAGACCTGAACACGAAAAGATGTTGTGGTCCTTAGCATTGGCAGGAGCCGCGTTTAAGAAAGTATATTTTGACCCCTCACTAAACCGTCAGGTAAGTATGTTTGTACCTGCGGAAGATCTGTATATCCCCTATGGAGCCTCTGATGCGCGTACTTCAGAGCGACTGACTCATGTCATGCGTAAAACCAAGAATGATGTTAAGAAGCTACAGTATGCGGAGTTCTATCGTGATATAGACCTTGGTGAGCCAACAAAAGACCTTGACGATATTCAGAAACGCAAAGACGAGGCTGATGGGTATAAAGCCACATACGACAATAGATACAGACTATTAGAGATGCAGGTTGAGTTAGACCTTGTTGGGTTTGAAGATGTTGATGATGACTCAGGTGAAGAGACAGGCATAGCCCTACCGTATGTTGTGACGATTGAACAAGGCACACAAGAGATTTTATCTATTAGACGTAACTGGGATGAACATGACCCTCTTAAACAAGCTAAGCAACATTTTGTACAGTATACTTATATCCCCGGTTTCGGTGCTTATGGCTACGGTCTTATACATCTTATTGGTGGGTTTGCTAAATCTGCAACTTCTATTGTCAGACAGTTAATTGATGCAGGTACACTAAGTAACCTACCCGGAGGCTTAAAATCTAGGGGTCTTAGGATTAAAGGTGATGATACTCCGATTATGCCGGGTGAATGGAGAGACGTTGATGTTCCATCATCTAATATTAAAGACAACATCTTACCGCTTCCTTATAAAGAGCCAAGCCAAACATTATTCACATTACTACAAAACGTAGTAGAAGAAGGCCGTAGATTAGCTGCAGTTGCTGATGTTAAGCTGGATAACATGAATGGAGAGGCGCCAGTAGGTACTACACTGGCTATCTTGGAAAGAACTCTAAAGGTGATGTCGGCTGTTCAGGCTCGTGTTCACTACTCGATGGAGCAAGAGTTTAAGTTAATTGCAGCGTTGGTAAGAGACTATACTGCCCCTGCTTACGACTACATGCCAGAGTTTGATGCTGAACCCTCAGCTAAGAAAGAAGACTACGATAAGGTTGATATTATTCCAGTCTCTGATCCAAACGCTAGTACTATGGCACAAAGGATCATTCAGTACCAAGCAGCTATTCAGTTAGCCCAACAATCTCCACAAATATACAACTTACCTGTATTACATCGTCAAATGCTTGAAGTTATGGGTATTAAAGACGCGGATAAGATAGTTATTGTGGAAGAAGATCAAAAGCCAACTGATCCTGTTACAGAGAATATGGATATTCTTAAAGCTAAACCTGTCAAAGCGTTCATAGAACAAGACCACGATGCGCACTTAACAGTGCATAACAGTATGCTAACTGACCCTAAGATAGCGGCAGCAATGGGGCAAAACCCTCAAGCTTCTGTCATAAAACAGGCGTTAATGGCGCATATCATGGAGCATGTGGGCTTCCAATACCGTAGAGGTATAGAGACTCAATTAGGTACTACACTACCTCCAGAAGATGCAGAGTTAAGCCCTGAAATGGCAGTGCAACTGGCAAAACTATCTGCTGATGCAGCTAAACAATTACTACAAGCGAACCAAGCTGAACAAGCCCAACAAACGGCTCAACAGCAAGCACAAGACCCTGTAGTACAGATGCAGCAGAAAGAGTTGCAACTTAAAGAGCAAGAGATCAATAACAAAAAAGAGATCGAGCTTAAGAAGATTGACGCTAGTAAAGAGATAGCGATGCTAAACAATGAGGCTAAATTAATGCTTCAAGGCGAAGACGCTAAGGTTCAAGGGTTATTTAAAGGAATGGATATGGCTACTCAACAGATAGAAGCTCAAAGACAAGCCGCGGCCCCACCAATGCCTTTAGCTGGGCCACAAGGGGCTCCAGCAGCGCCTCCACCACCACAAGGAGCGTCAGCACCTGCACCACCTCCACAACCACCTATGGGTTAATAGATGAAAACTGTACTAGATGTACTGCGTAGAGATATTGAGGACGAAATAGCCGCTCACACTGATGCCCTCGCAAGAGGGCGGGTAGAAGACTATCCGTCTTATAAATTATTGGTAGGGACAATAACGGGTCTGTCCTTAGCTCTTAATCGTTTAAAAGACCTGCAAAAAATCGAGGAAGAAAATTAATGAGTACCAAAGATATAGGAAATATAGATACGGATGCTACTATCGAAAAAGGAGAGTCATTAGCTGACCGCTTACCAGATCCGGTAGGTTACAAGCTTTTATTGATTAAACCTAAGATAGTGGATAAAACAGCAAGTGGTATTGAAATGCCAGACGCTTTCAAAAAGAAAGAAGAGGCAGGTGCTGTAGTTTGTATGGTGCTTAAAGTAGGCAACATGGCTTATGAAGATAAAGTAAAATTTCCAACAGGCCCTTGGTGTCAAGAAGGTGATTTCGTGTTAATTGGAGCATATCGTGGTTCACGATTCTCTGTTGATGGGGAAGAGTTCATCTTAGTAAATGATGACATGATTGAAGGTACAGTTGCTGACCCACGTGGCATTTCTAGGGCGTATTAGGGGGGTGTATGAGAAGTAGATTTGATTACATAGCTTATGATGAAGAAGCTAAAGCCCACCAAGCACAACTTAAATTGTTATTTACCGCTGTAGAAGATAAGTTATGGACTTTGGCTAATACCAGATACATATCTTTAGCACTTACTTCTTTAGAAGAGTGTTACATGTGGGCGGGCAAAGCTACTCGTGACGATCAACTCGTTCGCAACAATTATGAATTTAGTCTTGAAGAAGAAAGGAGCAATAGCTAATGGCTGAAGAATACGAAAACGAAGATATTGATGTAGATCTTGATGGGGGCGATGATTACGAAGTTGATATCGTAGACGATACTCCTGAAGAAGATCGAGGTAGAACTAAGTTAGCTGATGCAGAGGACGATGACGATGATGAGTTAGAATCATACTCTAAAGGCGTTCAAAAACGCATTAATCAGATAAACCATAAGTACCACGATGCTAAACGTGAGAAAGAAGCTTTAGAAAGACAAAATGCTGAAGCTATACGTATTGCTCAGGCTATTCTTGCAGAAAACGAACAGTTAAAAAGCACACTTAACTGGGGGCATCAGGAGTATACGAAGGAAGCTCAAGGCCGTTTAGAATACGCACATAAAATTGCGCAGGATAAATACCGTCAAGCTTTTGAAACGGGTGATACAGATGGAGTACTTGAAGCACAGGAAGAGTTAAGCGAATTAGCCAATCAAAAAAGGCAATTAGCTAACTTGGTGCCACCTGTACAACAAAAAGCTTTACAACCACAAAGTAATGATGTATATATTCCACCATCAGTGCCAGAAGCGCCACCAAGAGACTATAAAGCCGAGAGCTGGGCTGGAAAGAATCCATGGTTTGGTAAAGATGAAGAGATGACCGCCTTCGCTTATGGACTGCACGAAAAATTGGTTAAATCCGGTGTAGACCCTACCTCTGACGAGTATTATCAGCGAGTAGACTCCCGCATACGGGAAGTATTCCCAAAGAACTTCGACAAAAAGAAATCTTCACCAGTGGCATCGGTAGGTAGAACTACCGCACCTAAAAAAGTCACTCTGAACACATCTGAAGTCGCTATAGCAAAACGTCTTGGAGTACCTTTAGAGGTATACGCCAAGTATAAAGTAAAGGAGCAACAACTCAATGGCTAACGTACAAATTGACAGAGCACCACGCTCTACAGAAACACGCGATAAAGAAGTTCGTCCAGTATCATGGAAACCTGCGCATGATTTGCCAGCTCCAGACCCACAAGATGGCTACGTGTTTCACTGGAAAAGAGTTTCTATGATGGGGGTGCCTGATCCAGCGAATATGGCTAAGGCCAAACGCGAGGGGTGGATACCTTGTCAAGCGGAAGATCATCCTGAGTTATTGTCTGACTTTGCTGCCTTTGGTTTAAAACCCCAAGGGTTGATTGAAATTGGTGGACTTGTTTTGTGTAAGACTACTGTCGAGAACTCAACCTCTCGTAAAGAGTATTATGCTAATATGTCCAGAGCGTCTGTGGAGTCTGTTGATAACAACTTCTTGCGCGAAAATGATCCTCGGATGCCCCTTTTCTCTGAAAAAGCATCTAAAGTGTCTTTTGGTCGCGGTTCCTAAATAATTAGGGCCGTGTTGAATCTTATTTAGGAGTTTTTTATGGCATATCCTAGCAACGTCGGTCCCTACGGTTTTCTACCGAATACCTTAGAAGGCTTTCAGCCTTACGCTGGTGCAACTCGGTATTTACCGATTGCGTCTGGCTACGCAAAAAATATTGGTTATGGCGACCCTGTGTCTCTAATAGCTGATGGTACTATCGCACGTGTAGATTCATCTACTGGAGCTAAAACTGCTTGGGCTATTAACCCAATCGGTATCTTCTTAGGTTGCTCTTACACTAGCCCAACTTTAAAATACAAAGTTTTCTCACAATACTGGCCTACTGGAACTTCTGCTTCTGATGCCGTTGCTATTGTTGCTGACGACCCACAAATTTTAATGAAGGTTAATTTGACTAATGCTGGTACAGCTTACACTTCTGGTGCTGCTACTCTAGCTGATGTTGGTCAAAACATTGGTTACTTCATTCCTACTAACTCAGGTTCTATTGTTGATGGCGTTAATACTGCTACTGGTAACAGCGCCATTTCAGTTGATTTGGCTTCTAAAAACACTACTGCAACACTGCCTTTGCGCATTGTTAGTATGGTTCAAGAAACTGCATTATCTGACGGTACGTTTGTAGAAGCTTTCGTAGCTTATACAGCACCAACAATGACTGCGGCTGTGACTCAATCAGGTACTACTCCATTTGCTGTTTCAGCTGTGGCTATTACTGTCGTTGGTGGTCACGCATATCGCAACCCTGTCGGCATTTAAGGAGTTTAACTAATGGCTGCTATTTCACGCGCGCAACTACTAAAAGAACTACTTCCCGGTCTTAACGCTCTGTTCGGTTTAGAATATGATCGTTATGGTGAGAAGTATAAAGAAATCTTCGAAACTGAATCATCTGATCGTTCTTTCGAAGAAGAACAAAAACTGTCTGGCTTTGGTGCCGCTGCGGTTAAAAACGAAGGCTCAGGTATTACGTATGACAATGCGCAAGAAGCTTGGTCTACTCGCTACACCCACGAAACTATCGCTCTGGGCTTTTCTTTAACTGAAGAAGCTATTGAAGATAACTTGTATGACTCATTGTCTGCTCGTTATACAAAAGCATTGGCTCGCGCTATGGCGTACACCAAAGAAGTTAAAGGCGCTGCTGTACTAAACAATGCATTCAACTCCAACTATACTGGTGGTGACGGCAAATCTTTATGTAACAGTGCACATCCTTTAGTTTACGGCTCAACAATTTCTAACGTACCAGCTACACCAGCTGATTTGAACGAAACTTCATTGGAAAATGCGGTTATTCAAATTGCCTTGTGGACTGACGAACGTGGTTTATTGATTGCTGCTAAACCTAAAAAATTGGTTCTACCTCCTGCATTACAATTCGTAGCAACTCGTTTGTTAGAAACTGAATTGCGTGTTGGTACAACTGACAATGATGTGAACGCTCTTAAGAACAACGGTTCAATTCCCGGCGGCTATACTGTTAACCCATGGTTGACTGATACAAATGCTTGGTTCTTGTTAACTGACGTTCCAAACGGTCTGAAACATTTCGTTAGAACTCCATTAGCTACATCAATGGATTCGGACTTTGACACCGGAAACTCTAGGTACAAGGCTCGTGAACGATATTCTTTCGGTTTTAGTGATCCTTTAGGTGTTTTTGGTTCAGCTGGTTCAGCTTAATTTATTAAGATAAATCAGTAACTTAGAGTAAATTAAGGGCTCCTTCGGGGGCCCTTTTTTATGTCCGACTCGGACACATTTGCGGTTGTGACGCAATCACAAACCTACTATCGAGTATTACCTGTGTCAAAAAATAAAGCTTGTATTATTTTTATACTCCTGTATATTACATGTGTCAAAGACCAAACAGGAGATAGCAATGTACAGTCAATACCCAACAACTCGTAAAGAAGCCCAAGAAACTAAAGCAACTCATTACTTTACAGGATTACCCTGTAAACATGGACACATAGCCCTGCGTAAAACCAAAGGCACATGCATGGACTGTTTAAAAATAGAATGGGAAGAGACCAATGCTAAACGTGCGCTACTACCTAAATCTGAGGCTAGTAAAAAAGCAGGTAAAAAATACTACGAAAATAATAAGGAGCTAGTTAAATCTAAAGCTCTTGGTCGTTCTTTAGAGGACAGAAAAAGGTATAGGGATAAATGGGCAAAGGATAACCCTGAATTGCGTAAAGCTAATACCAAACACCGTAGAACAAAGCATAAACAAGCTACACCTAAATGGCTAACTCAAGAACAGAAAACTGCGATTAAACAGTTTTATCTGGACGCTATGGCGGCTACTAGAGTTACAGGTACGCCCTATGTTGTAGACCATATAATACCTCTACGTGGTAAGCTCGTAAGCGGTTTGCATGTACCGTGGAATTTAGCGGTGATAACCCGTGAAGAAAACCATATTAAGGCCAACAAATTAATTGACACTCCACCAAAATAAATGATATAAGGAGTACATATCTGAGAATATTTTTAACTGCCTACTCGACTGACTCAGCAGATCCGCACACAACGATAGGCGCAAGTGCAATAAGGAATTAAATATGTCTTTTTCAACTTTTTCTGGTCCAGTTCGCGCAGGTACTGTTAGATATACTACTGGTACTACTGTTGGTTCTATTGATAACACTGGTCTTGTAGTTTTAGCGCAATCTGCGGCTTTAAGTTTAACTACTAGCACTCCTTTCGTACTCCCTGCGGGTTCACAAATCGTAAACATCTTTATTGATGTAACTACTACTTTCACATCAGGTGCAACCTTAGCTGTCGGTAACAGCACAACAGCAGCTGCTTATGTAACTGCAATCACAACTCCAGCAGCAGGTCGCCAAGCGTTAACCCCAACTGCAGCCCAACTTACAGCAATGAGTAATGTTGGTACTACTGACATGCAAATAGTAGTAACTATGGCTGGTACAACTGCAACTGCAGGTGATGGGTTTATTACTATCAGCTACATACAAAAAACATCTAGTGGCGCTGAAGATCCTGCTTCTGCATAAGAAATAGGTAGGTAGCTTGTGGAACATCAAAGAGCTTCAGATCCAGTGATACAAACGGCGCGGGAGCTCGCTACCCACAGTGCAGATATAAAACACTTACAGAATGACATGGACAAAATGATTAAAGATATGGATGAGATAAAAGAAGCCATAAAAGAAATCAGTAAAACCCTGTCTGAAGCTAAAGGTGGGTGGCGTATGTTCATGATCTTTGGTGGTATAGGTGCTGCAATAGGGGCTAGTATGTCTTGGATAATAGATCTCGCAAGGAACTAATATGGCTACTAAAAAAACTCCGAATTTAGCTGTTGGTAGAGGTGAAAAACTTCCAGTATCTAAAGGCGCTGGTTTAACTGCCAAAGGTAGAGCCAAGTACAATGCAGCTACAGGATCTAATCTTAAAGCCCCACAACCACAAGGGGGACCACGTAAAAAGTCCTTCTGCGCACGTATGAGTGGGATGCCGGGGCCTATGAAAGATGAGAACGGCAAACCTACACGCAAAGCAGCCTCACTAAAAAGGTGGAACTGTGGTAGTAAGTAAACTAACGGGAAAGTAATATGACTCGCCCATCACGCGGTATTTCTGATATACAAGAAAAGGCTAGAGGAAACAAAATGACTAAGTTAAAAGCGGGCATGGCCCCATTAAAGAAAAAAGATACACTTAAAGCTAAAGTAACTAAACGTGCTCCAACTCCAGATATGGCTCAAATAGGTGCTATGCGTTCTGCGGGTTTAAAAGCTGTTCCGGGTTCTCCAACTGCGGCTATGAAGAAAGGTGGATCTGCTTGTAGAGGTATGTACAAAGGTGGCAGTGTTGATGGCGCTGTTAAAAAAGGCAGAACTCGTGGTAAGGTGATCTAATGGCTTTTATGAATAAAATGCCCGCACCTGTTAAGGGTTCACCGGGAGGCCCAGCTACAACTGGCGGTAATATGCGACCACCTCCAGCTACAACTGGCGGTAATATGCGACCACCTGTTAAGGGTTCACCGGGAGGTCCTTCACAACCACCAGCCCAAAGACCAATGCCGCCTCCAGCTACAACTGGCGGTAATATGCGACCACCGGGAGGTCCTTCAATGCCCCCACCTCCTATGCGTTCACCGGGAGGTCCAGCAAATACAGGTGTTGTACCTCCCTCACGAGTTCCTATGAAAACTATGAAAAAAGGAGGCAAAGTCGCACCTGCTAAAGCTAAAACTTCATGTTATAAATCAGGTGGTTCTGTTAAGTCATCAGCTTCATCACGTGGTGATGGCTGTGCTACTAAGGGTCACACTAAAGGAAGGATATACTAATGGCTACTACAGTAAAAGCTACGAAAACACCAAAAAAACAGGAAGAGCCTGATGTTGGTCAAGCTGACATTGATAGAGCGATGCTTGATAAACGCAATAAGTACGAGGAAGACATAAGCAAGAAGTTTGGTGTTGGTGACTCACCGTATGAAAAATTTAGCGGTCCAGACTACTACAAAAGTAAAAAATGTGGTGGTTCTGTAAAAGGCTATAAATCAGGCGGTACAGCTTCTCGTGGTGATGGTTGTGCTATTAAAGGGCATACAAAAGGTAGGATGATCTAATGGCTACTGAACCAAAACGATACGCCCAACGTGGGACTAAAGTAGGGGAAAAGACTAAACTTAGAAATCTTCCTACCGCTCTTAGGGATGAGCCATCCTATGGTCGCTCTCTTTCATTTAGAAGTGACTCTCCAAAAACTAGTACGGGCGGAAGTGGTGGTTCAAACCTTATTCCAAGAAGCCGCGTAGATATGGCGTCAGGTGACCGTAATATAGGTAGCCAAAAACCAACTGCGGGCCCTAAAAATATAGTTCCTAGAGGAACAAGCCAGCCAGGTCCTGTAAAACCAGAAATGCCAAGCTCCGCTAGAACTATGAAAGACGTACAAGGAACAGATAGAGCAAAGGCTTTATCAGCTCCACGCCCTACAGAAAAACCAGAATACTATGATCCAAAAAAGTTTGCGAGTAAAGCTAGTAGAGTATCTAACTTAAGTAGAGCAGGATTAGGACTTGGAGCTGCACTGTATTCTAAAAATGCAGGTGAAGGCAGTGACTTTAAAGGAAAAGATCGTCCAGCTCCTTACTCAGGACTAAAGCTAACAGGGTATGATATCCCAAAAGATTTTGGAATGAAAAACCCGTCTGAAGATTGGGAGGATAAAAAATCAGACACCCCCAAAGCTCCAGAACCTAAAGCTCCAGTAGCTAAAGCTCCAACTACCAAAACAGGATCTTCTAAAACAGGAGCTTCTAAAGGTGAGTCACAAACTAGTAAAGATGCTAGAATGGCGGCATATGAAGACTGGGTAAAAACAAATAGAGACCCTGCTACAGCGTCATATTTAAAAACAGGACATATGAAAAAAGGCGGTAAAGTTAGGGCTAAACCAATGAAAGCCTTTGCTAAAGGTGGTTCTGTTAAGTCATCAGCTTCTTCAAGAGGCGATGGCTGTGCTACTAAGGGTCACACTAAAGGAAGGATATACTAATGGCTGGGGGAGGACAAGGCTACGCAGATGGTGGAATTATAGGTCAAGGGTTTGGGAACCAACAGGCTAACCCAACACCGCAGTTTAATACTCAGAGTGCGTACAATAACTTTGCCTCTCCTAATTCCAATTTTATGAGTTACCCACAACAAGGGCAACCTAACCAACCACAAGGTATGTCTAACACACCCCCACCTGTACAAAGTGCTCCTAGTCCTGATATGGGCGGGATGTCTCCAAGTAACAATATGGGGTATGATAATAGCGGTAGTGACGCAGGTATAGGCGGACAGCCAGTGACTCAAATGCAAACCCCATTGCAAGGACAACCACCAAGTCTGTCTCAGTACATGCCTCAACAAGGACTACAAATTCAGGGCAACCCTACTTCGGTGCCCGTACAACGACCACAACAAAGGTAAAAGATCATGCAACAGACAGATGTAAATTCTACCCATAGGACATCAAGCGGTGCGGTAACTACTGATAGAGCTAGATTAAAGTCTATTTCTTACCGTGGAAACGGTACAGCAGGGTATGTTAGGGTTAGAGACGGCAGCGCATCAGGTACGATTCTTGTAGAATTAGATGTAGGTACTAGCGACACCTTTACTATTTATGTATTGATTCCCGGTGAAGGCGTTTTATTCCCTACTAGTATATATGTTCAGATGTCCAATGTAGATGCAATCACTGCTTTCTGGGCTTAAAAACCATGAGCACTTCAGGTCTTACTACATTTAATCCAGACATAGCTGAGATAATAGAAGAAGCATACGAACGTGTAGGTGTTGAGATTCGTACAGGCTATCAATTTAGAACAGCTAGAAGGTCTTTAAATTACTTGTTAGCTTCTTGGGCTAATAAAGGCTTGAACCTATGGACTATTGAACAAGGCGATATCCCTTTGTTAGTAGGGGTTGGTACGTATGCTTTACCTGATGATACTGTTGATTTAATAGAGACTGTGATACGTCAAAACCCCGGTAGTACTTCTAATCAAGTAGACCTACAAATAGCTCGTATAAGTGTTTCTACATACGCAACAATACCAAATAAGCTAACTCAGGGCAGACCTATACAGATATTTGTTGATAGGCAGACTCCTACACCCACAGCTAAGATATGGCCTTTACCTAGTCAAACAGGCTACACTTTAGTTTATTGGCGTTTACGTAGAATGCAAGATGCAGGGCAAGTCGGAGTAAATACGCTTGATATCCCTTTTAGATTCTTAGAAGCTATGACTGCTGGACTAGCCTACAACTTGGCTCTTAAAACACCAGAAGCAGAAAATAAAATTCCTATGCTTAAACAACTCTATGATGAGGCTTTTGAACTGGCGGCTGATGAAGATCGTCAACGAGTGTCTTTTAGATTTGTACCTAATATAGGCAGTGTAGGCGGCGGGGGCTGGTAAGTGGGCACTCCGTTTGCTGGTGAGAAAAGAGCGTTTGGCTTCTGTGATCGTTGCGGATTCAGGTATCCTTTAAAAAAGATAAAAACCTATGTTATTGTAGGTAAACGGATAAATATGCGGGTATGTCCAGAGTGTATGGACAAAGTTGGTGGCGACCACCCACAAAACTGGGTTGGTATAATAGGTGCCCAAAAGGTAGCAAATGATCCACAGGCTCTACAAAACCCTAGACCGGATGTAAACTTAAACGCTTCTAGAGGTTTATTTGCTTTTAACCCTGTGGCGACACAGACTATTACTACCACATTGAATGATGTGTTTATTACGATTACTTGAGGTATACTATGGCTAGTTTTGAAGGTTCAGCTAAAGACGTTAAAGAAGACAAAGTCCTTGCAAAGAAAAACAAGATGTCTATGTCTGACTGGGAGAAAAGCCCAAAAGACGCTAAGCATGACAAACAAAAATCTATGAAGGGGCTTAAAAAAGGTGGCATTACATCTATGGATGCTAAGAAGATGGGTCGTAATGTAGCTCGTGCTATGAATCAAAAAAGTTCAGGTAGAGGTCGATAATGGCTAAGCAACATATTGAAGGATCTGCTGAGTATAAAGGCGTTAAATCTGTACCTACTCCTGTAGGCAATGGATACCCTGTGCAAATAGAAAACAAAAAAACTATTAAAGTACGTGGTACTGGTGCGGCTACTAAAGGCACTATGGCTTCTAGTAAAATGGGCTAAGCTATGACGTATGATGAGTTGACAACTGCTATACAACAGTACCTTATGGTGGAGTATGTCGGTGACGGGGCAGAGCCTACATTTGTAGCAAACATTGACAACTTCATTCAACACACTGAGATTTTAATAAATAACTCAGTGCAACTACCCGCGTTTCGTAAAAATGTAACAGGCACTTTTACTTCTGGATTTCAGTATATAGACTTACCTACAGACTTTTTATCTATATTCTCTTTAGCTGTCGTGCCTAATACTATAGTTAACGTAACTCCAACAGCAACATATCAGTATCTATTAAACAAAGACGTAAACTATATTAGAGAGGCGTATCCTTATCCTGTAGCTACAGGCGTACCTAAATATTATAGTTTATTTGATAATACTGCTCTTATAGTAGGGCCTACCCCAGACTCTAACTATACAGTTGAAATGCACTACTACGCCTATCCGCAATCTATTACAGAGGCTCCATCGGGTACAACTTGGCTGAGTCTTGAATTTCCCAATGCATTGCTTTGGGGGTCTTTAGTAGAAGCCTATATATTCTTAAAAGGCGAGCAAGAATTAATTCAAACGTACCAGACTAAATTTGACCAAGTTATGGCTGAGCTTAAACAGTTGGGTGATGGTAAAAACCGTCAAGATTCTTATAGAACTACACAAGTACGAGATAAGGTAAATTAATATGAGTGAAGAAAATAAAAACCCCATTGCCGCTGTGCTTAATAGCGTAAGCATAATAACAGAAAATAATGAGCCTGAAGAGGCTGTAGAAACCGAGGAAGACTAATGCCTATAACCCAAGCGATAACATCCACGTTCAAATCAGAGCTTTTAGGTGGGGAGCAGAACTTCACTGCGTCTACTGGCAACACTTTTAAAATAGCATTATACACATCATCTGCTACTTTAAACTCAAGTACAACTGCCTACACTACGTCTGGAGAATGTCCAAGCACAGGTAACTATACTGCTGGAGGAAACACTTTAACAAGCCAGAGCATAACTTTGTCAGGTACTACAGCTTATATTGATTTTGCTGATTCTACTTGGGCGAGTTCTACTATCTCTGCAGCTGGGGCGTTGATATACAATTCAACTAACTCAAATAAAGCAGTATGTATTTTAGATTTTGGCGGTACTTTTACATCAACTAACGGTGCATTTACGGTGGTATTCCCTGCGCCTACTACTACTACCGCTGTATTAATACTAAACTGATAGAGACATGGCTGATGTTTCTGTAGGCATAAGAGGTTGGTCTGGAGGTGCATGGGGAGTTGAGGCGTGGAATACGCCTACCCCGACTACTTTTTTCTCTCCTCTAACGCTTACAGAAACATCAGTAGCCACAACCGCAGGTGCAACACCCTCGGTTACAGGACAAAACCTTACTCTTACAGAAAACTCGGTAGCTCTAAGTACGGGTCAAAGCTTATCTGTTACAGGACAAAATTTAACACTTACTGAGAGATCCGTATCCCTTTCTTTGGAGGCAACTCTATCTGTCACAGGACAGAATCTAAATTTAACGGAAAACTATGTAAGTATAATTTCTGTTAATAGTATTTTTGTTACAGGCCAAAGCTTAACGCTTACAGAAAACTCTATATCCTTAAACGTAGGGCAAAGCTTATCTGTTACAGGACAAAATCTAACCCTTACTGAGTCGCCAATAGATTTAGCATTAGACGCGGCAATGCTTGTTACAGGCCAAGGGCTTGTTCTTACAGAGTCCTTAGTAGAAGTAATATCAGTTAATAGTGTTTTTGTTACAGGACAAAGCTTATCACTTTTAGAAAATAGTGTAGATCCACAACTATCTGTAGCACTTAATATAATAGGGCAAAACCTAAACTTAACTCTAAATGCTCCAAAATTCTGGTTCCCCGTTAACCCAGACCAAACACCTAATTGGCAACAGATTAATAGCACCACTCCTGTGACATGGAGTTTAGTAAACACCGCACAAAATCCAGATTGGATTGACATACCCCATTAAAAATGGTATACATAGCGCACAATTTTTGAGGATAAAACCCAATGGCATCAACCTATTCACCTAATTTACGTATCGAGCTTATTGGTAATGGCGAGCAGTCCAATACATGGGGTACTACAACCAATACTAACCTAGGCACTTTAATTGAACAAGCCATATCTGGTTTAGTATCTGTTGATGTAACTGCGGGCAATGTTACTCTTACATCTTTAAATGGAGCTTCAGATCAGTCCCGTCAGATGATTATTGTAGCTACAGGAACTCCGGGTGTAACACGCACTATTACGGCTCCTGCGGTTAATAAAGTCTATATCGTATATAACAATTCAAATGCAACTCTTAGCTTTATAGCTTCCGGTGGTACTGGGGTATCTCTAAGTGCGGGTGCTAAAAAGCTAGTATATTGTGACGGTACAAACTTTGTTGAGGCTATTGACTCTGTAGCTATTACTAGTGGCTCTATTAACGGAACTACAATAGGTGCAACAACTGCTAGTACTGGAGCGTTTACAACTCTTAGTGCGTCCTCTACAGTATCTGGCACTGGCTTTTCTACGTATTTAGCTTCACCACCAGCCATAGGCGGCACTACAGCAGCTGCAGGTAAATTTACTACCT